GCCGGGCGAGACTGCCGCAGGGATGACGATCCTTGTCGTAGATGAGTAGACCATTAGCTGCTGCTGGAGCATTGAGGAACAACATAAACATATCCTCCGGACTGTGGCGTAGACGGGAATGGCCGAATTTGCGCCATATTTGCCCTAGGACGCGTCGGAGGGTGGTGGGTAATACCTGGTAGCGACCCACTGCTGAAAACGCGTTATAGGGCAAATTTGGGCCCGTAGTGACCATTTGGTACTTTTTAGCTGGCAGTACCATCAGGAGGCTCTCCACGAATGTTGAGAATGTAGCAGCGATCAGGACGGGCCATTACCAACCCCATACTTTTCTGGTGGCTGATGCCTTCGGGTTCGCTGCGGAGGATCGATAACACATAGGGGCTGAGAGGGTGGGGGATGAAGGCGTACAGGCCTCGCTCATCTACTTGGCCGATGTATTGTGTTTTGTTGGCGGTAAAGAGTACTTCTCGCCAGTCAGGAGCTATTTTTAGAAAGAGCATGTTCAGTTCCTTTCTGCAGTCGGGGGTTGCACGCGGGGGCGGTCGCGTTCACCAAGGAAGAAGCAACGATCAAAATGGGCCGTTACAAATCCCGTACTTTTCTGGCGGTAGATGGCCCCTGGTTCGCTGCGGGGGATGCGTAACACACTGACACTGAAGGGGATGTTGGCATATAGGCCCCATTCGTCTATTTGGCCGATGTATTTTGTTCTGGTATATGTGCGCCCACCTCCGTTACGGTGGCACAGTATCTTGTGGACGGTAAAGAGTATGTCTGGACGGACGGGGTCTGCCTTTAAAAATAGCACGTTTGGCCTCCTTTCTGCGGTTGGGGTTGCACGCAAGGGGAAACCTCGCGGCCTTCCGCTCTGCCAGGCTCCGCCAACGAATTCACTATACGCGCTATATATATATATATTTCCCCTACCTATACATATATATATACCATCCTTCCTATATTCTCCTATTCCTTCTATTTTATATATGTAAATGTATGGAAAGTATGGCAGAGTAGTATATAGATATAAGAAATAAGATACTTAGCTCTGCCGAACTTTTTGAAATGCGCTTGGCTGAGATGGCAGAATTTCACTTTAGTTCCTCCGACTGTAGTTCATCCGGCGGTGTTAACTGTAGTTTATTGACTGATTTGGCGCGATCCTCCAAAAGTTGGTCCCAGCTCGAATAGCTGTCCTTCAGGTGGAGGTACACAGCGGGATCGTACCAGAAGCGCTCATTGTTGATACGTGTTTGCTCGTAGCCCATTTTCCGCAATACCCTCGCGACCTCGTACCGCGACATACGCTCGATGTCGGCGATTACTCCTGTGTTCACGAACCCCGGAACGCACCTCTTCGCCGTTTCCTCAATCCGGGTCCCCGCCGCGTATAGTGCGTATGCAGCAGGGTTCATGCAGAACGACCTAATTGCCTCCTCCTTGTGTAGCGGCCTTTCGAACCGGCGGTGCATCTCCGCAATCTGTCTGCGCAGGTCCGTGAGATCGTCTAGATCCCACCACCATTTCCACTCGCGCCGGTATGCGTGCAGGGCCTCGGCCCAAAGCTGTTCGCGTGCAGCTTGCATCTTGCTGAGGTCTACTTGGGGTGCACCACATGCCATAATTATGAATCGGCGGTTGCCGGTCTCGTCGCGGAGGATCTCACTGTCATTGGTCGTACCAATTAATACGGTGTGGCGGGGATACTTGCTGCTTCCGCGCCCGTATGGTCTTCGGAGCGGGTCTTCTAGCGCGGAAATGAGGTCCCTCATCTCTTTGCTGTCTCTCTTATCCATACCGGCCAACTCCGCGACTTCGGCGCACCAGCCGGTGTAAAGGGCCAGCAAATTATCCCTCTTACTTGCTCCACTGTCGAAAGACCAACTGGTCGTCCATTCTTTGCCGAATAGCGTTCTGATTCCGGAGGACTTCCCAATGCCTTGGGGCCCATACAGCACTAACATCCAATCCATTTGGCAGCCAGGCTCCAATGCGCGTGCAACAGCCCCGATCAAGAACCGTTTGGCGGCCTCCCGTGCCAGCAGCGTGTCCTCCACGCCGAAGAAATCAATCAGCCACCTCTCCATACGCGGCGTTCCGTCCCAGCTCAAGCCCTCGAGCCATTCCTTCATCGGGTTGTACACGTTCTCCTCAACGCGGGCACCGATCGCTTTCTCAATAGCCTGGTATGTGGACTGAAAGCCGCGTTTCCGCAACTGGTTCTCTATTTCAACAGAAGCCCTCTCCCATGCGTCTTGCATCCAGGACCCGTCCAGATAACACTCGCCGATTCGCCCCAAGATGTTGGTCCGGACGTCGACAGGGAAGTCGTCGGAGCGCAGCAGTTCCAGTATGTCGGCCCCAATCAGCTTCTTCTTCTTCTCTGTGTTGTGTTCCTTCTTCTGTTCTTCGAGGCCCTCGATGGCCTTTTTGATCGTGTCGCGCAGGTAGTCCGTACGCAACCACTTCCCCCGACACATCTTTGGGAATAACCACATTGCCATCATTGCTTCGGCCTCTATCGTTTGATGAGGAGCGCCCAGATCGGCTAGCTTGCGGACTACCTCACCGGCGAGCGCCATATCAGCTTCGCTTGGGCTGCTGTACCGCGAGTATGGATCCGCCGCATCAATGAACTCCCTACGCTTCCGCCGGACGTGTTGCAGAATCATCCTCCATTGTGTCAGTTGATGTTCGAGCCACGCGAGTCCCTGCGTGGCATCATTGACTCCAGATCCGGTCGCCGCATCACCCGTGATAGTGAAGAACCTCCCCCGCGTGTAGACCTCAACGGGCCCCACACGGTTGATGGCAATATCACGCCCGGCCCATACGATTATGTGGATACCCTCGCCGCTCGGAGACCTCTCCGTGTAGCTCTGCAGGCTGCGCGCGACATGATCCGCTAGTGGCGTCAACACCTTGTGACCGCGTTCATCATCGACGTAGCACCTATCGATGTCGATGCCAACGTAGCCGTCACCGAGGGCGAAACCGACGCCCCATCCACGTTCGCGTGCATATCGTACGGCATCGTCAAACGTAAGCCAATTAGTCGAATCTGTAGCGTTGATGTAGCAGCCGTTCGGCGCGACGGGTACCTTGGTCGGCTTCTCGCTACGAACCTCTGGTTTCCACAGCACCCAGCGCTTTTCCTGCTTCAAGCGCTCTGGAATATTCTTTTCATTTACCATCATACTTTCAACCTCCTTCGTGTTTTTGCTTCGGCGGCGATTTTGTCCGCCCACCCATCGCCCAAGAGCCGCATCAATGAGTTGGTGATACGCTGTGTTGTCCGCTCATATATGTTTTGCGTGTGCTGCTGTGCTTGGTCATCGCGTGCGAGTTGCTCGCTTGTTTCGAGGAGTTCCCATGTTAGGATGTGCGCCATTTCGTGCACCACGACCTCACCGATGTAGCGATACATTCCCGCGCGAAATTGTTTTTGTAGATTCGGGTGCATTCTGATATTGGCGAAAAGATAGGTGGTATTAACAGAAACGACCGCATCAAGACTCTCATCGAGTCCGTCTTCTGCGGTCGCTTCTGCAATATCGATGTCGTATTCTGGCGCTATGATCGGCTTGAGAAATTGGACGAGGAGGCGGTAGAATCTCTCATGGGCTTTCATTTGTCCCCCGCGTCGATATAGTCATAGTATAGCACGAAGGTGGGTTCCATATGGATTTCCTCTTCTGTGTCATTGAGCCACACGGCCACCTTAACTTCGAGGATGTGGTCATCAGCGAGGACGAAGCTGAGGTCACGATAGTCGAAGTCGAGGCGCGCGACTTGGCTCCCTACAACAGCGTGCTGTAGGTACAGCACGCAACCTTCAGCGGCGGGCCATACGTCCGGTGACCCTCCAACGTCCGTCCGCTGCAGGCCGAACAGGACCCCCGCGTGTGAATTCGGCGGAGGGTTGCCCCTGGCCCAGGCAACGAAGTCACCATACACACGTTTGATCCGCACGCGCTTTCCCGGTGGTACGTTGCGAAATTCCATCCGCCAAATGTGGGCTGCCGCACGCCCCCATGTTCCTTCTCGCGTGTCTGGATCGCCCTTGAGGTCCGCAGCAAAATTCGCCGCGATCATCTTATCCGCACCCAAGGCGGGTGTTGTAAGTGATAGCAGTAATGGGAGTAACTTCATTTCTTCTTTCTCCTTTCTCGGATCGCCTTTGGGCCTGTTCCTTTGACCCGAGGGCGGTCATCAATAATCCATCCCCCTGCGTGTGCATCGAGCAGGATGGCCATCGAGGCCATGGCATGCCCTAGGTGCGGGTGGCCCGAATCGGGGTCATAGAATTCGCCATCCAGATATGCCATCATGTGGCGCATCGCGGCTGATAGGTAGACTGTCGCGGCAACCCGTGTGCTGCGCCAGTTCCATTCGCCATACTTCCGCGCGCCATCTTCAAGCGCCCTTGCACAGTCGACTAGTGCGCGTGGAGGTAGTAAGTGTAGTTGTGGTTTCTGTCGTCCAATTTTGTCTTTCGGATTCACCGCTCGTCCTCCAAGTTGACTATCTTGTTACGGCGTGCACGCAAATGCGCGATACGCCGTCGCAGCGCGGCCCTGCACACTGCCGATGGATTGTGCATCCGTATCAATGATAGGGCCAGTGTACTGGTTAGGTCCTCTACCGCCTCCTTCGCTAGTGCCGTGTCTTGGCACAATCCGGAGGCGATTGTGTGCAAGTGCGCCGCGAAGGAACGCAGAGTCTCTTCAGACCAACCATATTCGGACACTTGTTTTTGTATCTTCTTGAGCATGTCACCTCCCATTTCGGAGTCGTGTGCGAATTCGGCATATTCTCACCCTGATTGTTTTGTGTGGTATGCCTAGTGCCTCCGCCACTTTAGGGCCGTGTTCGGCGTAGGCCTTGAGGACAGCCCAGTCATCGCCAGCGAGCTGCTGCAACGCGGACAGTTCCCAGTTCGCGTGAGCTGCCCGCAACATACTGTTATCAGGTAGGTCAGGCAATTCGTCCACGTAAGTGATAGTGTCATGTCTTCGTCGATAATACTCACAACAATAGTTACGTGCAATTGCTGCCACCCAAGCTTTGAGGGATTTGCCCCGAAAGCAATTGAGGTGTAGACAAGCACGTACTAAGGTTTCTTGTATGGCGTCCTGACGGTCCGCCTCTGCCGGCAGTCGACTGTGTACGATACGGGCCGCTACGGGTTGTAGGTAACGCACCAAGTCATAGTATGCAGCCTGCTCACCGTTTAAACATTTATTAATCAATTGTTCTTCATGCATGGTCTTACCCTCAGGAGTAAGTCATTGGGTCGAATTGGTACTTTTTTGTCTGTAATCATATACCATACCACGGGGTAAGTAGGTAACCATTCTGCCTTGGGGGGCGGTGAGATGTAGCCGTCTGTTGCGACGACGAGCGCAGCTGGGCCACGTTTAGGGATTTTCTGGAGCAATGGGCGGATGTCCGTGCCCCCGAACCAGGGCGCGGTGTGGAGGTTCTTCACCCGTATGGCGTTATCACTCCAGTGCCAGATCTCAGCCTGGAATTCACGTGCAAGTCGTGATTTCAACCACTGGAGCTGTGGGTAATAGTTGTGCATCGACCCCGATACGTCCACCGCGAGAATACAGGACGCTGTCGGCATCGGTATACTGATCGGGAAGATGCCATGGCGGCGACGGTAGCTTCGCCGTTTGACTTTCGCCCCCGGTGCGTGTGGGGCGCTTCGTAACATACGCTGCAGAATGCGTTCGAGGAGCGCGGTGTCGATCCAGGATGGCTCGACAGTCAGTACCTCATGTAATGATTCGCGGCCCGCAGCAAAGCTGGTGCTTGCTTGCAGGATTCGTTTGGCGAGCGGGTCGTTTGCAAACTGTTCGCGCAGTTGCTCCACCGCTCGCCCGAGAGCTTCTGCTGTGGCCGCGTCGATGTCACCGGGCGTGGACTGCGGAGGATGCCGCATTGTATCACAACATCCGTCCTCACATTTGGTTTGGTTTTGCTCTAATTCGCGGAGTTTCTTCATCAGCCACTGCGTGCTGGGAAGGCGCTCTGGCGAGGGCCATGAGTCATCGCCATGCGTGTGATAGAGACGCTCGTAAACCCAAGCATCCGGCTCATACATCCGGATGATCGGGAGGTTCTGGTTGATTAGAGCGTCGGCAGCATATTTGTAGTATATTCGGTCCTCCTCATCTTTTATGTGGGGGAGTCGCAGGAAGTCGCCGCGTAGGATGTGCAGGAGTTCGTGGCACAATACCTCTACTTGGTAGACTTCCGGGAGTTTGTTCCACCAATCTTCGTGAAGGTGGATGACAAATCTCCCGTTTTCGAGGACTGTGCGTGCACGGTGTGCACAGGACTTGAGCTTTTCAATCTGAATGCCCGTGTTGAGCAGGAGCATTTCCATTTCCAGTCTTGTCATGGATGCCCCTCTTGTGTGCTGGCGCTCTTCAGTTTGCGTGGTTGGATCGGCTGACCCGACCAGCGGGAACCCAGTTCGGCGGCGATGCTGTTGACTAAGTTTAGCCACTTATCCTGATCGAAATCCGGTTCGCCTTGCAGGAATTGCATTTCGCCACCGGCGGCGAGAACGGCGTCCCGCGCTCGTGACAGCATTTGTTTGATCGCTTCCTGCGCGGCGTCCGGCGACGATTCAGCAATCACACGGACGAATGTGTCGTGTAGAAGCTGCCCGTTGCCGTGAATCAGGACTTTGTCCATAATCTTTGATAACACGGCTGTGGGCATAGTCTTCGTGCGTTCCGGTCGTTGCAGCAATCCCTTTACTACATTTTCGGGATTGATGACCTGCTCCATTTGTTGAAGGAGTCTCTCTGCCCAAGTCGTTCCCAATACGGAATGTGTGATGAGCTTCGCGTGCTCTTCGGAAAAGGGGCCGTAGAGTACGCCAAGACAGTATTCTACCTGCCGTGCCGATGGTTTCGGCAGTGCCGGTATTTGGGGTACGTCGGCGGGCAAGAAGCCAAGGTTGATTGGGGGGAACATTTGCTCCAGCCGCTGCCAGTCATACGACACTGCCAGTGGAACCGTACGTGCTCGGATGGCCGCACCCGTCTCATCCTCCACCCAGCCCGGATCCACCGGTTGGGATGCGAGGATCATCAGCGTGTCGGGGTGGAGAGGGCGGTTGCGCACGCGGAGTTCGGCGAGTGTGGTCATGACCACGCCCAGGCGCTCCATTGGCGCTTTGTCGACCTCATCGAAGAAGATGATTGCGGGCCGATCAGTAGCCCAATCAGGCAGGGTCCAGATTGTCCGGTTGTCCCGGATCTCTGGGATACCGAGTATCTCTTCGGTGAGCATGCTGTGCAGGTGTACAGCGATCACTGGCAGACCACGCCGCCGCGCATATTCGTGCACGCGGGTTGTTTTCCCCGAACCCGTGGGTCCTACCAGCCATGGCCATAGTTTTTGGCCACTTTTCGGTTTGTATTCCAGCAATCCCGCGAGTACCTCATCAACCGGGATTGCCGGGGCTTCCACCCTTGTGTTGGGTTCAGACGTGTTGGGTTCATTCCTCCTTCGCGGCATTTTGTTTTCTCCTTTCTTGGACCCAACCAATCGCCAGTCCGCGCAGCCGTCCATCATGTTCCGGGCAAAGCCCCCATGTTTTATAGGGGAGTAACGCTGCGTATTTTTCGAGATGTTTCGTCTCTTTTATAAACTCATACTCTGCGTCGCGGAGACGAACGCGGTCGTCAGTTGTTACGGTGCATTGACACATTTTATTCTCCTTTCATTTTGTGATTAATTCGGATCCATTTTCCGATACGATATCTTTTTCTTCGGTTATTTAGGGCGGCATATTCACCTGTAGGGCCATAAATAACCTGTGCATCCTTGGGTACGGGGCGATCACCTAATAGTGTGAAGCCCACATAGCGGAGGTAGTCTATGGTGCGCTGCATCTCGGCTAGCCAGCCGTATCCTTTGATGTACCACCCGCCGCGTTGGGGCCACACACGAGCGATATCATTGAGGTTGTGGCATTCATCGCAAGGCGTGTAGGGATAACCACAGTGTGAGCAGTAGTTTTTCATTGGCGTAGACCGAGCAGGCGGCAGACCCGCTGTATGGGCATGATGAAGATATAGTTAAGCCCAAGTAAAAAAAGGAGGGTGGCCCCACGTACGAGTCGGTACAGCCCGTAAAGTACTAAAATTGCCAAAATAATTGGCCAAAAATAAAGGGCCAATATGATGAGTATTACAAGAGATAGAATTTCTGTCATGGCTTTAGTCTCCTAGTTTTCATGATTACATTCTATCATGAATCCATCTTTTCGTCAAGCACATTGCGAAAAATTAATTTTCGACTGCGGCGGTTTTTCATAGCCTTCTGTGCTACTACAGGAGAGCTTCGACGTCTCGGGTGTAGTAGTAGGCCCAACATGGATGCTGCATGATTATTGGTTCCGCTTCGGGCCATTTACCACAAATGATGTTCAGAGCATAGTGGTAGGCCCATTCGGGGTTTTTGGCAATGGTCGTCTCGGCCTCGGGCCATCGGCCTCGGATGATGTGCAGGGCATAGCCGTAGGCACACTTTGGATCGGCGGCGATGGCTAATTCGGCTTCTGGCCAGCGGCCTCGGATGACGTAGGACGCATACCAGTATGCTGGCGGTGTATGGGCGGAAATGGTGGGTTCGGCCTCTGGCCAACGGCTACGGATGATATGACGGGCGTACTCGTAGGCTGCTACTGGATGGGTGGCGACTTTCGGTTCGGCTTCTGGCCACCGGCCCCGAATGACGTGTCGAGCGTACCACACGGCTAGCTGCGGGCGGGACCAGAACTCATCCCAATTTGACACCCGCGACATTTCTGTTAGGATTTCTTGGTGGGTGGCAGATTTAGCTACGGCCAGAGCTTTGGTTAGGACGGCTGATAGGGGTACTGGAGGTATGGGTGCCCCGGCGGTACGGAGGGCGTGTGCTACTAGCTCCGATTTGGGGGATGAGTGCTGTGCGCCACGTAGGACTGCCAGTAGCAGCGATCGGCTGACTCCGAGTTGCTGGCATAGTCGGGGGATTAGGTCGCGGTTTCGCCGTAGCCAGGCTCGATGTCCCGATGAGGATTTCCCCCCGTTGCGGCGGTTTTTCATAGAGTCACCTTATATGTATCACAAAGATCTCCTGTGTGTCAATGGTGCTCCGTCCCGTCATCGGCCACTTGATCCGAAGCCGCCGTCACCTCGCAATGATTGACTCAGCTCCGCTTCTTCCCATTCGACGGCCTCGTAGCGCGCCACAATGAGCTGGGCGATGCGGTCGCCTTTCCGGACGACAAACGGTTCCGTCCCTAGATTGAGCATGATGACCCTCAGTTCTCCCCGGTAGCCTGGATCGATCGTTCCGGGGGAGTTGGGAATGGTAATGCCATGCTTCAGTGCCAGACCACTGCGCGGTCGCACCTGTACCTCGTAGCCACTGGGTACTTCGATGGCCAGGCCGGTCGGTACGGCGAACGGCACGCCCGGCTGAAGCACCACTTCTTCAACGGCGCGCACGTCCATCCCGGCATCCTCAGCCGGCCCATGAGCGTAACGCGGCAAACGCGCGTCCAGATGTAGTCTTTTGGCTCGCAGTTTCATCGCACAAATAGCACGCTGTGCGGCGAGTTACTTCTGTGTGGGGTCCCACATGACGTCGCGGGCGTAGCGGTGCGCCCACATGGTGTTCGCGCTGATGACGGCCTCGGCCTCGGGCCAGCGGCTCTCTAGGACGTCGCGGGCGTAGTAGTACGCTGACATGGCGTCGGTGGCAATGGCCGCTTCGGCCTCCACCCATCGGCCCCGGATAACGTGGTGGGAGAACCAATATGCCCAGAACGGGGCGTTGGGGTGTCGGAAGAATTCATCCCAGTCTGCCATTTGACCGATGGCGTCCAGGGCCTCTTGGCAGGCTCCGGCGGCTTCGGCTCGGGCTAGTGCTTCGGTGAGTGTCATTGTTGTCATCATATCTCGAATCTACCATTGCAGTGTAGAAAGGCCGCCGGGCAGCTCCCGCCCGACGGCCTTTATGCAGATGGTCCTACCGACTTTCACCAACGCGGACCATACAGGTAAGGAGCCGATTGTATTCCTCGGCCCATATGGGATCGCGGACAATGGTCGTCTCGGCCTCGGGCCATCGGCCCCGTATCACACACCATGCGTACTCGAATGCCCATTCGGGGTCTTGGGCTATGGTGGCTTCGGCCTCGGGCCACCGACCACGAAGGACATGGTTGGCGTATCCGCAGGCCAATCCGGGGTTTTTGATGATGGCCGGTTCGGCTTCGGGCCATCGACCCCGAATAATGTATCGGGCATAGCGGTAGGCTACTTTTGGGTTGGCGGCGATGGCCGGTTCGGCTTCCGGAAACCGGCCCTCGATGAAATAGCGGGCGTAGTAGTACGCCCATTCAGGATGAGTGGCGATAGTGGGTTCGGCTTCCGGCCACCTACCCCGTATGAAGTAGTATATGTAGTAGCAGGCTGTTTCGGGGTTGCGGGCGATGGCGGGTTCGCCTTCGGGCCAGCGCCCGCCAATGACATTTCGGGCGTACCAGTACGCCCAGGACGGAGATTGGGGGTGGGCGAAGAACTCATCCCAGTCAGATAACTGACTAATGGCGTCCAGGGCCTCTTGGCAGGCTCCAGCGGCCTTAGCCCGGATGAGCGCCACCCCCAAGGACTTTGGGGCGGCGAGGTAGAGGGCGTGTGCTACTCGCTGTGACTTACTCTCACAGCGTAGCACCTTATATATCATTGACTTACTCACTAACAGCTCGCCGCTCAGGCGGCGGACTATCCCAGGGTGTTGCTTCAGCAGTGTGCGGTGTGCCTTCATGTCCTCAGTCTACCATATTGATGCGGTATGTCAAGCACATTATGAAAAATTAATTTTGATGGCGGTTTTTCATATAGCGGCGGTTTTTCATAGGGGCGCGTAGCATGAGCTGCCGTAGCACGCCGTGTGGCGAGTGTGAGGTGTGGCGGAGCTGTCGTGCTTAGCGCGTTCCATGTGGAACAATCCGCGCCGCTACAAATCAGACAATAAGATCCGAAACTCCGAAAATGGGGCAAAAAAAAAATGCCGTACTGCGCGGGGCAGTACGGCGGGAGGGGGGGGGATCAGTCGGCGAGGGAGGCCCGTACGTAGTCCTCCCACCAGAATGGCGATCCGAGGATGACCGGTTCGGCTTCCGGCCATCGCCTACGGAGTACGCGCACTGCGTAATAGCACGCGTATTCTGGGGAGGTGGCGATGGCCGGTTCGGCCTCCGGCCAGCGGCAGCCAAGGATGCAATATGCGTAATAGCACGCGTATTCTGGGGAGGTGGCGATGGCCGGTTCGGCCTCCGGCCAGCGGCAGCCAAGCACCCAGTGGGCGTACAGAAATGCTGCCCTCGGATGGGTGGCGATGGTGGGTTCGGCCTCGGGCCAGCGGCCACCAATGACATGGCGGGCGTACTCATAGGCCGCCTCGGGGTCTCGCGCGATGACGGGTTCGGCCTCGGGCCAGCGGCCACCAATGACATGGCGGGCGTACCAGTACGACCAGGACGGGGCTTTGGGGTGGGCGAAGAATTCATTCCAGTCTGACAGTTGGCTGATTTCTTCCAGGGCCTCTCGACAGGCCCCGGCGGCTTTGGTTTGCTCGAGTGCTTCGGTGAGTGTCATTGTATTGTGTGTCTCCTAATCTCAATCTATCATATTGATGCAGCGTGTCAAGCACATTATGAAAAATTAATTTCATAGCGGCGGTTTTTCATAGGTGTGTGGCGTTCCACGTGGAACCATTGTGCAGCGAGTGCCAAGGGCGTAGGGGTGTTAGCCCCAATTCAGACAATAAGATCCGGAACTCCAAAAATAGGGGCAACAAAAAAAGCCGTGCCGCAGGAGCTGCAGCACGGCATCATCCACCTCCTTATATCAGCACCATCCAATACCGCGATAGTATGTCTCCGTATAGCTATCGCCAGTACGTGATGATGTCCATGTGATTGTGACGGCGATGTTTGGGTCGTCGTCGTACTCGTACTCCAGTGTCTCAATCTCATCGATGGAGACGTCGTCGAACGCATCGCAGAGATCTACGGCGACCTCCGGCGACAGGCCGAACTTGCGCGCTAGGGCGCGCTCTTTTTTTGTTAGTTTCATAGTTTATCTCCTTTCATAAGTGAAATTAATCCTCTCAGATGCGGCCAGCCCATCCGGCGCGCAAAACGCGCTCTAAGTAGTCGTAGTCGAATGATGACCTGCGAATGGTGGGTTCGGCCTCGGGCCAGCGGCCACCCACTACGTGGGTAGCGTACCAATATGCTTTGGTGGGGGTGAGTAGTGTTGTCATGCCCTCAGTCTATCATATTTGATGCGGCGTGTCAAATTCAGACAACAAGGTCTGAAACTCCGAAATTGGGGCAACAAAAAAAAATGCCGTGCTACAGGGTAGCACGGCACGGGGTCGGCAGGATCAGCCGGCGCGCGCAAGTACGCCCCGCTCGTAGAGGTCCCAGTAGGTCGCCGAGCGGGCGATGGTAGCCTCGGCCTCGGGCCACCGTCCGCGTAGGACATGAAGGGCGTAATTGTACGCTTCGGCGGGGTCGCGGGCGATGGCGGCCTCAGCCTCCGGCCATCGCCGCCGCAAGATCACAAGGGCATACTCGAACCCCCATTTGGGATGGGAGGCGATGACGGCCTCGGCCTCGGGCCATCGGCCTCGTAGGATGTAGTCGGCGTATATGCAGGCTGTTTCCGGGTCACGGACGATTACCGGTTCGGCCTCCGGCCATCGGCCGCCGATGACATGGCGCGCGTACTCGTAGGCCGCCTTGGGGTCACGGACGATTACCGGTTCGGCCTCCGGCCATCGGCCGCCGATGACATGGCGGGCGTACCAGTACGACCAGGACGGGGCTTTGGGGTGGGCGAAGAATTCGCCCCAGTCCGCCATTTGACCGATGGCGTCCAGGGCCTCTCGGCAGGCCCCAGCCCTTTTGGCCAGGGCCAACGCGCCCCGCAGGGGCAATGACGCGGTCACGTTGTCCAGAGTCATGATTGCGCCTCCGGGCGCGGGCGCACCCAGCGGCCCGCGTAGAATTTCGTCCTGGACTGTGGCCCGCCTCGGCGGTATGTGCCGGTGGGGCCGTGGATTACGTCCAGACCGGGCGGGATGGTGCCGCCGAAAGTCCATGGCGTCCATCCCTCGCGGATGAGGCGTTCACGAAGAAATCTCATGGCTTCGGTCGTGCCGCGCCCGAAGCCATACCAGCCACTGTATGGGCAGAGTTTGGATAGGACCTCGGTGAGAGGTCCATCAAGGTTGTGTCGTATCATGCCCCCAGTCTATTACATAGGCAGGGCGGTGTCAAGTGCATTATGAAAAATTAATTTTGGCGGCGGTTTTTCATAGAGCGGCGGTTTTTCATAGGCCACAAATCAGACAATAAGATCTGAAACTCTGAAAATGGGGGCAGTCCCCGAGCCACCGCCAGTATAGCATGAGCGAAGGGGAAATGGCAATAGGGTCGACTGACCTGACCTATTCGCGAGGGGCGTTCCATTCGGACAATAAGATCCGAAACTACGAAATGGGCCAAAAAAATGCCGTACTGCAGGGGGTGCAGTACGGCAGGAGGGCCACGCTACGTGTCGATCAGTCCCCCTGATCCCAGCGCGGGAGGTATTGTGTCCGCCCCGGCACTTGCATGATGTGTAGTATTTGGCCAACGTCCAAGTGCACCTCGACGGTGTAGTGGTCGGGGTGCGACAGTCTCAGTGAGTGGGTGGGGTAGGTGGGGTTTTCTAACTGGAAGAAGACCCCATCAGGGGCTGTGAGGAATTCCCCAGCCGGGAATTCCACCCGCTCCAGGTAATGCGGTCGCTCGCATGGGAGGGACCCATACGGTGCGGACGAACGCGCGGTGGCACGGATGACGACATCCCCCAGTCGCACCGCGCGCCCGATATGGGGCAGCAGTGCATCATGGATGTCGCCGCCGCCCAACTTGCGCCATGCGGAGAAACGCTCACGCCCGTGCCGGAATACGACCTCGCACGCGAACGCGCCGCCGCGTGCTGTTTGGACCAGTACCGATAGTACATGGCCCCCTTCGGCGGTTGGCCATGCTGCTGTTTTCACCGTCAGTTTGCTGGCCACTAGGTGGCCAGCACGCAAGTATATGGGGTGACGGACTGCTTCCTCGTAAGTCCGCTCGCCAATGGCTTCGATGGTGCGGCGCGGCACCTCGAGGAACCACTGATCGCGGAGACTAGAGTGGTCATCCCACTCTGGTCGTACAAGACGGACCCAGGGCGGCCCCCCTTCGACCTTCTGCTCCTGCAGCGGCGTGTGCGCGCGGTAGGCCGCATATCGTAGGTCATCGCGTAGGCATCGCACGTATGCACGCGGAAGGCGCTTGAGGCCCTTCAGTTGCGCCTCATACGCTTGCCTGTACAAGGGCGTATAGGCGAGTGCATTATGGTGCCTTTTCTGCGTCATAGGCCCGGCGGCGAGTAAAAACATGATTTCGTCATTTGTACTCGCCGCTTCCATGGCCTCGATGTAGGCATTATTCCATGCCTCCATCTCGGCCCCATCCGATGGTAAGATCCATCCGCGCTCATAGTAATAGAGAGCGCGACGGCCTTCGGGGGTGGATGCTAATTTCGTTTCCAGAGGGGTAGTGGTCATGTGTAGCTCCTTATCCCAATCTATCATATTGATGCAGTGTGTCAACCACATTATGGAAAATTAATTTTAGCGGCGGTGCCCGGGCCAAAATCAGACAATAAGATCCGAAACTCCGAAAATGGGGCAAAAAAAAATGCCGTACTGCACGGGGCAGTACGGCGGGGGGGGGGGGTCGAGACAGAGTCAGCCTTCGGCGCGCGCAAGTACGCCCCGCTCGCCACCGACGCGGACCATACAGCTCTTGCCATACCGTCCCCCGGTACTGGGGACGTACAGTGCCTCCCCAGGCTCCGGCTTATACCGCACGCGGGGTGTACATGGCCGCCAGACTACGACCATACGCTCCATGTGGGGGTACTTCGCGAAGATACGCCGCGCCTGTGCACGGTAGTGTCCTATTGTTTGGGGGGTTTCCGGGTCGGATCGGTAAACCAGCTCCAATTGTCTGTTAAAGATCATCCTGGGTTTTGGTTTCATGGTACTCCTTTCTAGATGCCATCGCCCGCGCTACCTCGCGGGCAATATAGGCCTCTTCGGCCCGGGTGAGCGGGCCGAGTCGACGCTCCAATTCCCACTGGCGGGCCTCCCAATGGAGGCTCTCGTTCGTGTTGGTTGCCGTTCTGGTCAGGGCTATCACCTTCGCTAGAGTCAGAATCAGTTCGTTCCGCATTTTGCTCCTTCTTTGACCCCAGCTTACTACACATGGACACAGCATAGCAAGTACATTATGAAAAATTAATTTTTTGCCCCATGTATCATATATATATAGGTTGGAGCGGCGGCACCTGCCCCGCGCCTCCCCGCTCTCCCGCCGTGGCAGGCCTCCAGACCCGGTCCCTACCGCCCTACTAGGGGCCTAATCTTTACTAAAAAGTATAGATTCAACCCCAATCCAGACAATAAGATCCGAAACTCCGAAATCCCGTTGTAATTTCGGGCATCCAGATCCGAAAATCCCCAATCGTTTAAATTCAACAACTTACCGTAAGGCAAAAGTTGACATAATAGGGTATTATCGGACACAGTACAACTACCGCTTTCGCCATTCCTTCGGCTTCTTAGCGGGCTTTTACTTGTCGTTTGCGGGTGCCGCCGCATATATCAGATATTCGGATCCCAAACTCCGAAACCGGAAGTTGGAATCGGAATTTCGGATCATTAGTATTAAAGATCTGAAGGTCCTAAATATCTGATTGATCAGTGGGTTGAGAGTGGGGCTGTTGGAGTCAGAGGTGTATATAGGTTTTGGCTTAGTTCCCCCCACCCGCTCTAGTCCTAGGGGTCCCCATTGACGGCAGACAGAATTTTGATATGCGGGATACCCAAAAATGGCTGGATTATCTATACAAAATTCACCCCCTAAATCCAGCCCAACCCCAATCATATCAATCACTGTCTCACCTCAGACACACGCAACCCCACCTACACGCACCTATACTATAGGGGCCTTAGCATTTTAGGCCCGATTTACAACGCACCGGGATGAAGCGGAAGAGGCCAAAGAACTGGTATCGAGAAGTTGCTCGAGTCATGCTACGTCAGAACCTCCCGTTTCGTGCCGCTGCTGCCGAGTGCGGCATAGTACTAACGCCCGAAGAAGCAGAGAAACACGCGCGGCGTGCCGCGTTCCTTGAGATATACCAGCGGGAGAGGTTCGAGTACTATGCTCAACTCGGCGCATCGACGTACCGAGGCCGCGAGGGCCTAATCGGCCAAATGCAGTACCTGATCGACCAACTCATCTCCGCCGGTCAATACGACAAAGCCCTCGACGGCGTCGCCAAGCTAGCCCGTGTAGCACGCGGGGATGACATCGAATCCACCACGGACCAAATCGCTGGGCTTACACCCGCACAGATCGAAGAACTCCGCAAGTCCATCGCCTCCCGTGTGGGCAAAGGTCCTCGTGGCGATCTACAGCCCCTACCGCCCGATATGGTGCAATGATAATTTCCACATCCGGTCCATTTCCGAACTAATCCAGAGGTATTTCGAATGAAATTTTCCGCCAACATGATTGTTCAGAGTCTCGCGCTCGTCGCGCAAGGCATCAATGCTAGCTATGATGTCCTGCCCCCGCGTGCTAAGTTCTGGGCTTTGGTCGCCCTCTCCGCCGTGCAGGGTGCCACCGCCGTGTTGGCGCATTTCGCTAATCCCGACGGCACTCCAGTTTCGGAGCCGTATGTGAGGGAGGACAAGTAATCTGGCCTTGGCGCAGACCGATGTCAATCGGCTAGCTAAGTTTCTCGTCGACCGCGCAGGAGACTATCGCACTGCGCAAGAACTCGTAGACCGCATTGAGAAGCAGAACCGAGAAACCCACTACGCTCGGTATTTTACGCCGTATGGCAGCCAACTCCAAGCGATCCAGCTGCTTGCTCAAGGCAAGAAAGTCGTTATCATCCTCGGCGGCAACCGCGCTGGCAAGACAAGCCTTGGTAGCTGGCTCGCCGCATGCTGGTTCTTTGGCAAGAACTACTTCAAAGATTCCCCCGTTGAGTCTCTGATCCAAGATTTGCCCATTCCGGAGAACGGGGGTACGATTTGGGCGGTCGGCCTCGACTTTCCCACAGTCCGCGACGTCATTTGGCGCGAGCATTTAGTAGGCGGAGCGGCGCATCCTCCTTTCATCTCCCCTCACAACCCCAATGTTGCTCGCATCCTCGAACGTGAATTTCAGATTCACGGCACCTCCAATCAACTGCTGACGTGCAAGTCAGCCGAGTCCGGTCGCCCAAAATTTCAGGGCGCTTCTCTCGACCTCATTTGGATCGATGAAGAATGCGAGGGCGACATCTACGATGAATGTTACCAGCGAACCATCGACCGCGGTGGCCGCATCATCGTGACTGCTACCCCACTGGCAGATATTGGTGCCCAAGCACAGCGCCCTTGGCTGTACGACCTCTATGTTGCGGCGAGGAGTGGGGCCCCAGACATCGGGGTCGTGCAGCTCAGTGTCTTCGACAACCCCTATCTCCCCGCCGTCGAAAAGGCACGTCTCCGCGAGCGCTGGGCAGGACATCCAGAAGAGAGCGCCCGCCTCTACGGCAACTTCATCCAGCGCACAGGCCGCGTGTATCCGATGTTCTCGCGTGCCACACACTGCATCGCACCATACCACATCCCGATGCACTGGCGGCGTTGGTGTTCAATCGACCCCGCCGCCACTGGCCCCACCGCCGCAATCTGGGCCGCTGTAGACCCACACAGTGGGGACGTCTACGTCTACCGCGAATACGTAGGCAGCAACCGGACGGTCTCAGAACACGCCAAGGAAATCATCTCCTTATCGGCAGGTGAGAGCATCGACTTTTGGCTCATCGATCCGAAGTGGGGCGCGCAACGCAACGCCGAGACACACAAGACCGGCGCGCAACTATACCGCGAATGTGGCATCCCTGTACGCCTCGCCCGCATCGACCTCGACTATGGCCTCGGTCGCTCAATAGAATACATGCTCGCCACAACGCAGCCCAGTTCTCGCCACCCGCGCCTGTTTCTCTTTAACACACTGTCAAAACTGTCGGATCAGCTCGAGAACTACGTTTGGGACTCGTTCCAACGAGGCCCGTTGGCGGGTATGAGCAAACAACGCCCGCGCAAGGGCAATGACGACCTGGTCAACGCTCTACAATACCTGCTCGCCACGCTCCCCCCTCGCGCGCAGAAGGCCCCCATCTCCCATGAGCGTCTTGCCAAAGAAGCCTCCTTCCGATCATACACGTAGGGTGGCATGAAACGCGACGACGCACTTCTATTTGAAGCCACCAACATGCCCAGCAAAGGCGCCGCGTGTGGCCTATGCATCTTCCGCCTGGAAGATGAGAATGCCTGCGCGATCCTTACTCGTGAGCGTGTATCTATGAAAACAGGAGTGTGTGGCTTCTTCATCTGGGGTGATCCAATCGTGGATCATAAAGTAGCCTCACTCTCCGACGAAGAGGCAGGCTATGTGGAAAATACCGCTCCGTCGCAATGCGCTAACTGCTTCTATTTTGCACGCGCGGGTGATTCTTCCCGTGGATGGTGCCATGAACTTGATACCACTGTATCGGCCCGTATGTGCTGCAACGCTTGGGAGCCGATCACACAAAAGATGAAAGAAGAGGAGAAAGACTAATGCCCGCAGTGTCAAAAGCGCAACGCCGATTGGCCGCCCTCGTGCTTAAGAACCAAGCCCAAACTGATGCCTTCAAAGGCATGGACAAAGAAGAACTTCGCAAATTTGCGAGCACCCCCGAAAAGGGGCTACCATCTCGCAAAGGCAAGAACGACTTCGAGCCATTGAGCCTTCCGGAATGCTACGCCCGCTTCAATGACGCTTATGTCAATACTTATGGTGAGGGCGTCCACGACGAAGAAACCCACTTAAACCTACAGTACAATTTCCGTGACCCCGGCGGTCGCATTACTGACACCGGCGAAGACCTCCTGCACGCAGAGGACTAATGCAAGAAATTCAGGTCAACAAACTTAGTGAGCGCGAGCGGGAAGAACTGCTCCGCAATGTTCTCGACCCGAATCGTGTCCTCCTTGTGTGCGGTCGGCACAACTATACAATCACACAAATCCGTCGGCCACCCATCGAGGGCTGCCCCGATTGTTGGTTCGTCTATTTTGCCCACATCCTCGCGCAGTTCCCCCCGAGCCAACAGAGGGAAGTTATCGAGCGCCTGGAAGAACTCGTCCATCGGCTGATTGAGAACCCCCACGCCGTGCAACTATATCGGCGTCCAAAGATCGAAATCGCGAAAGCATGACGCTCCAAGAACCAGAACAGCAACAACGGCAGCAATCCGGCATGAGCGAAGAGGAGCGCTCCGAACTTTCGGCAAATATCCGCGCGCACCTCACGCGCATGCTCCACTTTCGCCGCCAATATGATCAACAGCGTGCTGGCTGGTATCAGCAGTATCTCGGCGTTCGGACGGCGCAGAAATTCCCCGACCAAGTTACCCCCCGCTCAAACATCTTCGTTCCCTATCCGCACGCAGTCGTCGAGCAAACCGTCTCACAGGTAATGGAGGCCTTCTTCGGTTTCTGGCCATGGTTCGAGACAATTGGCCGTACACAAAGTGACTCCACCTCCGCAGACGCTATGCAGTCTGTGCTACTCTCACAGCTGCCCCGCAGTAATTTCCTCGACCAGTTTGAAATCCTCGTGCGGAACATCTGCATCTTCGGCCACGGCGCGATGAAAGTTGACTGGGATTGGAGCTACGATACCATCGTCATCCCCGAGCCCATCCCACTTGTGGACCCCACCACCGGCCAACCTGTCATCGATCCCAACACCAACCAACCGGTGATCATCGGCCAGCAGCAAAAGCCCGTCCGCGTGCCCCGCAACCGCCCCGTCTTTACCGCCATTGACGTTTTTGACTTTCTAGTCGACCCCGACGGCAAGATCGTCGCTCACCTTACCGAGCGCGATTGGGGAACGATGAAGAAGGAGTTCGAAGCGAACCCGGATCTGTACTTTGAGGATGCCTTCGTTCAACTCGCCGACGCCGTCGAACGAGAGCCGAACCCCAACGACGTCATCGTGCGAATCGCCGAGGTCTGGAACACCGTCGACAACACAGTAACTTTGGTCACTGTGCACGATGACACAGACGCTTTGGGATGGAAGGACTATCTCTACTCCTTCCGTGCCGCCAGTTATTCAGCCTTCAAGCGCCGCATCTACGGCGGCCAAGACATCGTTCTATTCCACGGTCCCAATCCATTCTGGCACATGCGGGCCCCCATTGTGTGGACCAGCTTCATCAAGCTGCCGAACCAGATTTACGGCTACGGTCTGGTCGAAGCCGCCCAAAGCGTGTATGAGGCGATCAACCGCACAGTGAACATGATCGTGGATAACTGGAATTTGGGCATCAATCGCCGCTATGTCTACGACATTGAGGCCCAGATTGACGAGGAGTCTCTCGACTTCGCCAACGTCCCAGGTGGCCGCGTTGCCGTACACGGTGACGTGAACAAAGCCATTCTGCCACTGCCATCTTTCACTCCCTCTCAAGGCGATTATGCAATCCTCCCACTCTTCCAGCAAATGGTGAAGCTCGCAACCGGCTTCACCGACATCGACGCACAGATTTCCGCAAAGACCCCCACCGGTGTGGCTTTATCCGCCGTTGATGCTTCACCACGTTTTAAGAAGTTCCTCCGCAACCTCGAGGTTGACATCATTCAACCTCTCCTGCAGATGTGCGCAAGCCTCAATCAACAGTACCTAAAGGCACCCTACGAGGTTGTCATCACCGGCGAGGAGGCCGCAATCCCTCGTTACCCAAGTGTAACCCCGGAGCAGCTAGCAGGCGGTTTCGAATTCAAGATTTTTGCCGCCAATTACATGCAAAACAAGGTTGTGCGCCAGCGAAACCTTATGGCGCTAATGAACATCCTTGGCGGCAATCCCTACATCAACATCTACGAGGCCCTGCGTGAAATTGGGCGTCTGTTTGAGATCCGCAACCTCGACCGTATCCTCTACACACCGGAGCAGGTCGCCCAAATGCAGCAGGCCGAGCAACAAGCCAAAATGGCCCAAATCGAGACCATCTTCCGCGAGAAAGCCGAGGCAGAGATTCTCGCCAAAACCGGTCGCGAACCCAAAGACGCAATCGACCGTGGCGGTCGGCCACCCAAAGTTCAATTTGAGGGTTCCATTCCCGGCTCACCAGAAGAGACTATCAACCGTACACTTGGTCAAAACCTGGGTGCAAACGCATTAGGTCTCTCGGGTCTCGGAAAAATCATGAAGGAAGGAGGCGAAGGTGGTGCAGTATAACAGCGAATCTGTAAGATCGCTCGCTTCTCACCCCGGCTGGCACTCACTCAAGATGCTCTTTGACATCTTGCGTGACGACCTGATCCGCCAGTTCCAGGAAGCCTCCGACGTAGAGAGTTTATTCCGCATCCAAGGTGCGCTACAAGCGTGTACTTGGCTGCGCTCCGAATTTACCCACCGCGTGGAGACCCCACGCCAATCCAACGCTGGCAGTTACGACAATCCGGAGAAGTTCTTGAAACAATTCCGGGCTTCAGTAACGCGCGTTGGCACCCCACAAGGAGAAAGTAAATGAATAGCACCGGACAACCGGATCCCAACCAACCAGCAGTCCCCGAAAGTCTAACCCAGGCGGATGATTGGCTTGCCAACGCTCCGCTCGGGGATGTCGAGCTTTCCAACGTCTTCGGCCCCAACTCCGACGCCGTGCCTACGGGTGCACAACAGCCCGAACAGCCGCAGCAGGAGGAGTTCTTCTTACGTGGTAAAAAGACTGTCTACAAGACACCAGAAGAGGCCGTCAAGGGCATTGACCAAAAGGACGAACTCATCGACCAATTGCGCCAGCAGTACGTACAAGTGACCGGCATCGATCCCATTACGGGCAAGCCGGTAGGCACTCCACGCCCCACTGTGCAGCAACCACCGCCACCACCACAAGTTCCTTCACCAGCGGAAGAGGACTACTTGGCCAATCCAACCAAGTTCGTTCAAGACCTCAACGCAGCAATTGAACGTGGCGACGGTGAACGTTTCGTCCAAGCCCATCAACGGTTCGTGCAATCCGTCGTACGACCCTATGTCACCGTGCTGCAAGATGTAGCGCGCACGGCTGCTATGGAGCGTGTACGCACGCGGATCAAAGACTTTGACGAATTTGCTCAGCGTGAACTCCCGAGCATACTGCAAGAGAATCCCACTCTCATGCAGTTGATTCGGGCCGCCGAGCAGTCTCCAGAGTTATACCAGCACTTACCTGATTTGTACGAGACCGCGTACTACGCGGCTCGCGGAAAGCGCCTCCCCGAACTTGTGAAGCAACAGCAACAACCAGTCCAATCTGCCTCTCCACCCCCTCGCCCGACGCTGCGCCCGGGGACGATGCCTCCCGTGCAGGCCACAACCGCACGCGGAGAGGCGTTTGATCCGAACAACCTGGATGATAATCTAGCCGATCCAGAGAAGCGCAAGGCCTACATGCGTTGGCTCGAAAGCAGGGGGGTGACCGATGTAAAAATCTAACACAGGAGAGTTAGTAACAAATGCCAGACGTTATTACCGTCACAACGGGCACCGCCGGAACTGCAGGGAGTACCGCCGCAGAGTTGGTATCCTACTTGTCCGCGCAGTTGCTCGAAGTGGCAGAACTTCATACAGTATTGCGGGACTTCGGCGAGAAGCGCCCGCTTCCACCTCATGTTGGCAAGACAATACGCTTCGTCCGCGAGGAGAAGCTGCAGGTTCCAGCAACCCCAACGCAATTGACGGAGGGCGTCCCGCCCGACGCTGTGGGCCTGACCTTAAATCAGATCGAGGCGACGGTCGAGCAGTATGGCAATGTGGTTCGCTTGTCGGACCTCGCTGTACTGACTGCCCGTCATCCGCTCGTAGCCCGTACTGTGTACATCCTTGGCCTGCAGGCTGCCGAGGTGTACGATCAGCTCATCTATAATACGTTGGGTACGACCACGAACGTCTACCGCCCCGGTACGGCGACAAGCGATAGCGGCCTTACATCTTCGTTGGCCTATGCAGACCTTGTCAATCTCGACTCGCTTCTGAGCGTCAACGGTGCTCGACCCTTCACGGATGGCGATTTCGTCCTTGTGATCGCACCGGCACAGTACAGCGCGTTGCAGCTCGACCCCGATTTCATCCGTGCTGCACAATTCAAGGCCCCGGAACGCATCTGGAAGGGTGAAGTCGCCGAGTTGGCTGGCTTCCGCATCGTTCGTTCGAACGCACCCGCGTTTGCGGCGATCGGTACGAATAGCGGTGGCAAGAATGTGTATGGGGGATTCGCGATTGGTCGGTTCGCCTACCAGGTGACTGACCTTCAGAATCTTCGTGCATATGTCGTCGCTCCTGGCGGCCAGGCGGACCCGCTGTATCAAAACTACAAGATCGGCTGGAAGTTCGCCTTCAAGGCCGTGATCACCAATACGAAGTGGCTGATCAACGTACGGTCGCTGGGTGCCAACGAGGCTAACTACAACCGGAACAACCCATAACAACTAACTGATGGCGGGGCCGGGTAACCGGCTCCGCCTACAAGAGTTTGAAGGAGAAAAAATGAAGAAAGTTAAAGACGTCCGAGCTGAAATCTTCATGTGGGACGAGATGCCTGGGGGTGTGGGGATGCACCATCCTCGCATCGACATGGAAGGCCGCTCACTGATGGGCAGGGAGCTGTCCACTGGCAGCAATATTCACTCAACTTTTCGTGAGGTTGAGAGTAAGCTGTTGTCGGCGACCTTCGACGATGATGACCGCAAGCTGGGCATCACTCCGTCCCCGCAGACCGGGTACGGCAAGAAAGACTGATCTATGGCAAAGGAAGCAACTGAGACCAAACACACAAAACACGACTCCGTGATTGTTAACATCCCGGAAAAGGACCCATTGGGCGAGCGCTTCCCCGGCTGTTGGATCAATGGGCAGGTTTTCGAACCCGGCGGTTCATATACCGTCTCTTCCGAAGTGGCCAAGGAGTTGGATCGTCTCATTGCCAATCACATGGACGGCTCTCTGCGCTTACTGCGCGGCAAAGTCGACTTGAAAGCATTGGCAGACATCCAACGCTCCCGTGGCTATTGGGCCGGGATTGGTAGCGATAGCGGCCAATAAATCGAGGGGCCGCTCTGTGCGGCCCCCTTCTTGCTCAGGAGCGATACATGCAACTCAACGTCCCTCGTCCGCTCGGACGCTTCACTCTGACTCAAAATGCTGTCACACAAATCACGACAAACACCGACTTACGCGCCAGTGTCTTGATCATTCAAACCGAAAACAACCTCGTCTACATCGGCAATAGTGCAATGACATTATCACCGATTTCGGGGGTATTGGGTATCGCCACTACAACGCAGCCATTCATCCTGAATCTCGGCTACCCAAATGAGATTCGTCCATCACAGTTCCGAATTGGAACAACGAACGCTGGTGGGGCACAGGTAGTGGTCGGCTTGCTCGAACCATCTGGCGCATTGTTATGAGGTAATGTCTCATGACGGCGCAAGATGTTGCCAATGATGTCTCCCGCGACATGCGCGGACTCATCGACCCGGTGGACAATGGCCCCGTAATGTTAAGCTGGATCGACCGCATCCAAAAGGAGATTCTCCACAGCTCGCTTTATAGCGCGCAAAACATTAGCGTGCATCAAATCACTACAGCGTCGAATCAGTCCTCCTACAACCTCGCCAGTGACACACGACGAATCCGCACTGTGTATCACCGCAGCTTCGACCAGCTTCTGATCCCTCTTGAAGGTATAGTTTCCCCAGCCGCAGAGATGGAGCGCTCTTCACCCGCCATCGGTGCCCCTCCCAGCCCCGACTCCCGGCAGGTTTCTTGGCAAACTTGGGGTCCTCTGCCTTTGTATTATCAACGCGTCTGGCCGAATCTGTTGTTCATCTATCCTGCCCCGAAAGTTGGCGCTACGACCATTGAAGTAACCTACGAGAAAGCCGTACCTAACCTTACATCCCTATCCAACGTATTGACGTTGATTGATGACGCCCGTGACGTTATCGTTGCCGGTGTCAACATGTTGGCCTCAATGTATCTCAAACGCAACGATGAGGCCACTTATTGGGCATCCGTCTATCAGAAACTCATCGGGGGTTCGGCGCTTAAATGACCGCGCAGGACGTAATCAATCAAGTCTATTCCAGTATTCAGACCACGCCGCAAACGGCTATCATCATTCCGTACATCAACCGCACGCTGCAGGATCTTGCCAAGTGGTCTCGCTGGAAACTCCTGCGCAGTCCCTATCAATTCTTCCTTACACAACCTGGGGTAACAGACTACTGGATTGGATCGGGCCCGGCACCTGCGGGCACCGTGAACACGGGACTGGCTGTCTCCGATATTTACCGTATTGACCCCACCTCTGTGTACGACTTTTCGAACGTCCGGAAGTTGGGCCCTGCGACCGCACCACTGTTGTCCCGTCCTCACAGCCTTCCTGATTCCACTTACCGCCCTGGCCGCCCGCAGCAATTCTTGTTCGATCCGCAGAATCTCAGTTTACTGCGCATCTTCCCGTCACCGGACAACCAGAACACATATCGTCCGAAGCCGAGCTACGTGCCGCTCGAATCTTCATCTGGTGGATCATTGCCGAACCGCACTTATTACGTTGCAGCCACATACGTTGACAGTCAGGGTGGTGAGAGCCTGCCATCCACAATTCGCAAGTTTGTCTTACCGGCGAACACACTCCTTCGCGTGTATCCATCATTCGTCCTTCCCATCACGCGCAACCACGAAAATGTCTCATACACCGGATTCAACGCATATGCTGGCCTATCGGAGCAATCCCTCACGAAGCAAAACACTTCCCCCGTGCCATTTGGCAGCAATTGGCTTGAACCCACTACTGGCCTAATTTCCGGTTCACCTCTACCCATCAATGATACTATTGCACCCCTTGGCGGCTATCTGATCGGCTTCCGTTACTTCCGTACGTTGGTGGATGTTGTCAACAAGACGGATGTAATTCCCTTCCCTGATACATTCCTGCCTGTGATCGCAGCCGGAACCGCGTGGTATCTGGCGCGTTCGTTGAACTACGAGACCGAGGCGGAGCGGTTTCACCACGAATACATGGAAGGTCGTGTGGCATTGATACGTGATTGGAATCTCATGCCAACCGGTCCACGTTTCGTGCATCCAGACCCTGCGGGTACTTTGATCGCATAACCCATGCCCACACCAGAACCTGAAGTTCATCGAAACGAACTGATGATCGCTCCTGGTGTCACGGACTGGTATCAGTATTACTATCGTGGTGCCTTCTTCAATGCAGGTCTCGACACATTCACACAACCCCCGGCGCAGCCCCAAACTGCGTTCACAAAACTTGTAAACGTACTACCTCCGGTTACCGGGACATTAGAGCGCCGTTGGGGCTGGGTGAACTTCGCAAATATCGGCGTATCCGCCCGTGCGATCACGCAGTACCTCGACCCAGTACAAGCGAAGCAGTATTGGATTGTTTCGGCCACCAACGCTGTTGTCTTGCTGGATGGGAATGGTTCCATTCAAGCCACACTTACCGGCGCATCTGGCAAATATATGCGTTGGGCCGTTTCCCGTGGCAGATTACTCGTTACAGACGGGCACCCCAATTCACCTAAGGGCTACCATTGGATAGGTGATTCAACAGTCGGCCCCGTAGTGTGGGGCCTGCCAGAACCCGACAGCCCTCCCACTCCATTAGCTTCCGGAGCTGGTAACATCAAGCTGCAGATTGGCCGAACCTACGCCGTTGCCGTGGTTGAAACGCTGACAAATACGGTTTCCCACATTTCGCCGCTCTCCCCTTCGACGGGGCCACTTGACAACGAAAAGGTAGACGTCACGATTCCTCCCATCCCCCCACTCGACACAGCCGGTACACAGAGTGATCATATTGGCCGATGGCTCCTCGCAACCGCCGATGGCAACGACCCCACCACGATGTACCTACTGGCGGAACTGACACCGGAAAAGGGCTATGTATACCCAGGTCAGTCCGGTACCCTCGTATATACCGATAACACTCCTGATGAGGAACTCTTAACCAAACCTGTTGTCATTGAATTCGACACAGTGGGAAATCCACACGGGATTCTGTTCAACTTCCCACCACCAGCGGGGCTGAATCTAATCATTCAACACAATGGCCGCATTTGGGGTGCCAAAGACACACTGCTGCATTATTCGAAGAGCATCGACGAAGTCGTAACCGGCAGTGGAAACATCACCTCAGCATGGGAGGCAGCATGGCCCCCTGCTAACACAATTGATATCAGCACGGGCGGAGACATCATCCGCGCGCTGATCTCCTACAACGGTGTGCTGTATATCGGCACACGGCAGCGTATCTACGCCATTCTCGGCAACAACCCATCCAACTTTACAGCTCCACAACTCGTGTTTCAGGACGCGGGCATCCTCAGTCAGGAAGCCATCGCTCCTGTATTCATTCAAGGTCAACCAATTGGATACATTTGGATCACTCCCGACCTCCGCGTCCTGCTGTCGAACTTCAACACTTACACCGAGATTGGAAAGCCAATTTTCAATGAATTAAAGCTCGCTGAAGCCAATAAGAACCAGTTCACCGTGTCCTACTTTGGCCGAGGTCCATACGATGTGTGTATCATCAACCTCGGCAATAACCGCCAACTCGTCTTCGACTTACGCAATCACAAATGGCTGGAGTGGCAACTGCCTACCAATGTCAATGTAAATGCTATTGGTTATGGTATCACTACGGGGGGTGATCCCAAGTTGCTGGTAGCTCATGGCAGCTCACTAATATCCTTCGATCCCTCCTCCACAACGGATATAGGTTCCCCCATTCAAGTTACGTTGGAGAGTGCATGGCTCGACTTCGGCGACTCTACACTTCGCAAAATCTTCAACGAAGTCGAATTCACAACGAATGACCCTTCATTGCAGTTCACGCTTGAGGGAGCCTCCCTCAAAGATGGCTTCAGTGTAATCCACCCGATCGTAACTAACAAGATCCCGGTATTAGGACCATTGGGTACTTATAAGGTCTTCCTGGCGGCTAGCACAATGCGGGATCAATTTTATCGCTATCGCATCGTATCCAACACTGGCTCCCCCGTACTGCGTGCAATCCGCTTTGAAGTCGTCCCAATCAATCGAGTATGAGCCGCCCAAAGATTCCACTTGCTCCACGGATCGCGAATACGGAAAGCGACCTGCCACTGCTAAACACCTTCATCCAAGAGACCGCGAATGCCATTGGGTCTTTGGCTGATGCCTCCGGTCAACAGCGCCGCGCGACCAGATCCGCCATACCACAACGCCCTGATGCCAAAAGCCCAAACACGGTACCCCTAATCAACTTCTACTTGGCCGGGCAAGAATACTCACCGGGCAACTGGGCGCAGACGATGTATTGGGATGATCAGCGCCGCACGATGCTGATTGACAACTTTGTCTTTGCCCCTCCCTCAGAGACCAATTGGGGCGGCGTGCAGTTCTGGATCAAGACCCCGACGCAAACCGTACCGGCTACTGGCATTGCCCCTCCGGAGCAATTTCACGAAAGCGAGGATGGCCGTTGGTATCGCGAGACCATCCAAATCGGTCTCGAATCGGTCCCCTCTATACCTGAAACGTGGACGTTCATAGCCGCCAGCGCCAACCCGGATGGTGTCATCGTGAAGGATGCCAGCGGCGTCCCGTTGGGCCCCCGCGTGAATCTGCAAACACTTCCGCGTGCAGATACTGTGTTGGGCCTTAGCGCGTCGATCCAGCAATACTTTTCCGAATCCGGTGATCAGGTATTTCGCTTCGTCGTTTCGTGGTCCAATCCGCCCGTACCGCGCTACAAATCCGTGCGCATCGTTGTCAGGGGCCTTCGCCCCGGTGACGACATCATCCTTGGGGAGACAAAAGAGGGCGATACATCCTTCACTAGCGCCGAATACCCCATTCCCGACACACCGGCAACCGTTACCATCTACGCCGTCAGTATTTTCGGTGACGAAACCACTCTGCCCATCGCCAACAGCCCTAGCATCCAGGTAACTGTCGCTCGAACGACGGGACCCACCGGGCGTGAATATGCCGAATTCGTTACACTCGGCCCAAACGCAGTAGAGGTGCTCGGCTATACGACAAACGCCGACGGTCAGCGAGTGTTGAATCTGCGATTCAACTGGACTAACCCGTCAGACATTCGCTATGGTGGCGTCGTCGTCGTTGCTGACTGGTTCGATGGGCAGCGCTACGAAGTTGCCATTACTGGCGCGCAATCCAACACGATTACATGGGCTACGGAACGCTTCCCACCAACGAGCAGCCAAAACGTCACGTTTTGGTTCGTCTCAATGGACCGGAACATGCGCCGCAACACACTCGTCACCACTGGTGGCGTGAACGGAACCCCCAACCGCATTGTGTCCCTTCCCGCGCCGGGTCAAGTCAACATAACCGGTGTCAGTTCCTTCTTCGTACAAACATCACGGCGCGACCGTGCAGACGGGACTCGAATCCTCGTTTTGGATGCCGCATTCACCCCTCCATCAGATCCACGTTGGGGCAGCGTGAACATCAAAACGAGCGAGGACGGTGGCTTCACATGGCGTACGCGCGTATCGACCAATCGATCACCGGTAAGCTTCGAACTCTCTGACCCGCGAACCAGCAGCTCCATCACCTTAACTGTGGGTGCGTTCAGTGTAGACGTAAACGGGCGCGAGAATACGGTGCCGGATGCAACCACATCTGTGTTTTATGGAGGCCAATTCCTGCTTGATCTCACGATGGTCGATCTTAATACGACGTCGACCTATTCCGGGCAACCGCAATTTGGACGGGATCTGAGCAACAGGTTTAAGATCAATACAGTCCATGGCGACCTCATTGTGCAGGGAACCGTTGCGAGCCGCCACCTCGTCACCACCGGCATCGACGTCGGCAACAGCTCATTCGGCTCACAGATGCCCGCTCGAATCCACGTCTACAATCCGAGCGGCCAACTCATAGGTTTCATCGGCACAGACGTTTTTGGCAATCAAGGTGGTTGGTTCAGAACCCTCCGCATCGGAGGTACGGATTATAATAGTGCACCATTCCAAGTTGATGCGAGCGGGAATTTAAGGATTGTATTCTCCGCCGCTGGTAGCCAAGTTGACATCAATCAAACATCCGCCACTGGACCGTTTGTGGTTACCGGAGGGGGGTCTAGGGCTTGGATCGCCAATAAACCCCCTTATGGAACCGGATATTATGCAGATGCGGGCTCTCCTTCCACACCACCATATGCTTACCTATCCATTACACCGCCATATAGTGCGAACCTCATTATTGAAGGGAGTTCAAATCACATCATCCGCGCCCTATCTAATATTGCTAATGTCCATTTCTCAGTTGAGATTATTGATCTGAGCAGAATATTACAGATTGATATAGATAGAGGAAGTACCTCATGGCTCACACTCAACAATATGGGAATAAGAGTGGACGGAAGTTTTCAAGGACAAACGGTCACCATCAACTATCTGAAGCCCGATTCAAGTACCGGCACACTCTCGTTCAGACGTGGTGTGCTGGTTTCCTACTCGTAAAGGATCACAACTATGACAATAGCTATCGAAATCCCCGACTTGGTTGCCGACAAGCTGCAGCAGGTTCTGCGGCGTACTACACGACCACCCCGTCAACTCCCTGATGGCACCGTCATCATTGAGCCGCAATTCAAAACCATCGGTGCATACTTGGAACAGATGCTTGCCGTAAACATCGAGCAACTTCTGTCCCAAGATCCCGAAAATGCACCCGAAGAAGTAAAACAACTACGGGAACAGGTTAATAGCATCTATGAATCCATCCGACAATACTACCGCCCCACCGTGCATTTCGCAGGAGAGGAAAACGGTAAAAGCCAAGATCAGTTTTCTCTTGGAGAAATTCAACGAAGGGGACCCAACGGGTGAACCTGTTGAAGTAATTAAAGGAGAAGAAATCGTCGAGGTACCTAACCTATGGGACTGACCAACGCCTACCGTGACCACATCGCCGCCAACACAATCGGCGAATCGGTAACTGTATTCAACAACGCCAACGCCCGCATCGGCGTCGGCGACGGAACCGCCGCCTTCAGTGCTTCGCAAACGGATCTGCAGGGCACTAACAAGTTCCGCAAGGGGATGGATGCTGGATACCCCACACGCTCGGGGAACGTTTTGACGTTCCAGTCCACTTTTGGAGCGTCGGAGGCGAACTTCGAGTGGCAAGAATGGGGGGTATTCAACGCCGCATCCGCAGGCACAATGCTCAACCGATTTGTGCAAAACCTGGGGACGAAGACCAGCAGCCAAACCTTCCGCCTGACTGTGCAGATTACCCTCAACGTGTGAGTCATGCGCCGCCTTTGGTTCATTCTCCTCCCCGCTGCGCTTCTAGCGCAGAACCCCAACTCTCCCGTCTTCCCCTCGGCAGTAGCAAACGACCAGAACTTGCTCGTCGCCAAAAACCGCGCCAGCTCAACCTTGACAGCAAACATCTCCGCGTCGGCCACGTCCATTCCAGTAGCGGATGGTTCGAAGTTCACTGCACCGCTCGTTGTCGCCATTGGCAACGAGTACATCAAGGTCTGCTCCATCTCCGGCAACACGCTCACAGTCTGCACGGGCGGACGGGGTTTCGACGGCTCGACAGCAGCTGCTCACAGCTCCGGCGCAGAAGTGCGGGGCGTATATGCAGCGCACCACCACAACCAACTCGCCGCCGAAGTCAAGGCAATCGAAACCGCCCTCGGGGCTAACTTAGGAAACGTCGCAGCGAGCAGCCACAGCCACACCGCCGCAGGCGACGTAACAGGCAACCTTAACTCAACCGTAGTCGAAAGAATCCGTGGCCGCGTGGTATCTTCTGCCGCTCCATCCCCCAGGGACGTACCAACATGGAGCGGCTCCCAATGGGAGCCCAAAGCAGCCACGCCGTCATTATTTTCACCACGGATATACTCAATCGCGCTGGCAAATGAAACTAGCAACCTAGAAACATTAGGTATGACTCTGTATGATTTTGGTTCGCGGTCTGCCGTAGACTTGTCTAGTGGTAGCAATCCTCATTTGCTCCTACGGTCATCTACTTCCAGTAATCACGCCCTTGGCGCTGGCCCTGGGACAAATCCGTTGGGTCGGTTTCGTCGCGATGAAGTATTCCGGGCATACATTCGGATTGGGTCAACAACAAGCATTCGTCATTGGATCGCTTTAGTTAGTGACCCAAGTATACAAGAGCAAGACACACCGTCTGATAAGCACGTCGCTGGGTTTCGATACTCAACTAACGCCTCAGATACAACATATCGATGCGTAACATGCAATACATCCTCATGCACCGTAAACAACTCCGGGGTCACGGCAGACACGAACCTACACCTATTTGAAGTAGAATGGACTGGGAGTGCGTATCAATTCCGTATTGACGGTAATGTGGTCTGCACAAACACCACAAACCTTCCAGCAGCCAACCAACCACTAGGTATCATAACCCGCGTGTTCAAACTATCGTCCGGGGATAAGACTATTGATATTGGCGGACTGTACTACGAAAGAAACTTCTAATGCCGCTATGCGCCGTCTTTGGTTTATCCTCCTTCCAACTGCCCTTCTAGCCCAGAACCCCAACTCACCCGTCTTCCCGTCAGCGGTGGTAAACGACCAGGACTTGCTCGTTGCCAAGAACCTCGCTAGCTCGACCCTGACGGCAGCTATCACAGCGTCAGATATGTCCATTCCCGTTGTAGACGGTTCGGAGTTCACTGCACCACTTGTTGTCGCCATTGACGACGAGTACATTAGGATCTGTTCTATTTCCGGCAACACACTCACAGTCTGCACGGGCGGACGGGGTTTCGACGGCTCGACAGCAGCTGCTCACAGCGCTGGTGCGGAAGTACAGGGTGTGCATGCGGCGCACCATCACAACCAACTCGCCGCCGAGGTCAAAGCAATTGAAACTGCGCTCGGAGCTAACTTGGGCAATGTCGCAGCTAGCAACCACAGTCACACTGCTGCAGGTGATGTAACAGGCAATTTGAACTCAACCGTAGTCGAAAAGATCCGTGGCCGCGTGGTATCCTCTACCGACCCATCCTCCAGAGACGCACTAACATGGAACGGCTCTCAATGGGAACCAAAAGCAGCCACACTTTCATTATTTTCGTTACGGATATTCTCAATCGCGCTGGCAAATGAAACTTCCTTACAAGCACGGGGTATGTTTCTAGCATCGGATGGCACACAAACTGCTTTAGGATTGTCTGACAACCCTCACTTAACTGTGCAATATGCCACTGGGGCTACCACCAATAATATTGCTGGCGTTAGAACGAATTATTCGATAGGCCGATACCGCCGTGATGAGGTATTCAGAGCATATGCTCGAATTGGACCGCTTACAGCCATCCGTAGTTGGATTGCTCTGTCGAGTGACACAGGGAGTATAATATTAACAGACACACCATCTGATATGCATGTTGCTGGATTCCGATATTCGACGACTTCTTCAGACGCCACATTTCGGTGTATAACATGCAACGCGAGCTCATGCACAAATACAAACTCTGGAGTCACGGCAGACACAAACCTGCACCTGTTCGAGGTAGAATGGACCGGAAGCGCGTATCAATTCCGCATTGACGGCAACTTGGTCTGCACAAACACCACAAACCTTCCAGCAGCCAACCAACCACTAGGTATCACGGCCCAAATATCTACTCTACAAGCTGTAGACAAGACCATTGATGTAGGTGGAATATACTACGAAAGGAACTTCTAACGTCGCTATGCGCTGGCTTTGGTCCATTCTTCTTCCCGCTGTCCTTCTGGCCCAAAACCCCAACTCACCCGTTTTTCCCTCGGCAGTAGCAAACGATCAAGACCTACTCGTCGCCAAAAACCTTGCCAGCTCAACCCTAACAGCGGGCATCTCCGCATCGGATACGTCCATCCCCGTTGCGGACGGTTCGGAGTTCACTGCGCCGCTCGTTGTCGCCATTGACGACGAGTACATCAAGGTCTGCTCCATCTCCGGCAACACGCTCACAGTCTGCACGGGAGGACGAGGTTTCGATGACTCGGCGGCGGCGGCTCACAGCGCTGGTGCGGAAGTACAGGGTGTACATGCAGCACACCATCACAACCAACTCGCCGCCGAAGTCAAAGCGATCGAAACTGCGCTCGGAGCCAACCTGAGCAATGTCGCGGCTAGCAATCACGGCCATACCGCCGCAGGCGACGTAACAGGCAACCTTAACTCAACCGTAGTCGAAAGAATCCGTGGCCGCACGGTCTCCCCCTCCACCCCATCCCCTGGAGATGTACTAGCATGGGGTGGCTCCCAATGGGAACCCAAGGCAGCCATGCCGTCATTATTTTTACCACGGATGTTCTCAATCTTATTTGTAGGCATGCCTCCATTTAACATAACAACATTGGGTATGTCTATAGAGGTGGTTGGTTCACAAACTTTTTTAGGATTGTCTGGCAACCCTCACTCAACCGTACGATTTGCTACGGGGGCTACCACCAATAATCAGGCTGGCATTAGAACAGTTTTGATAGGCCGATACCGCCGTGATGAGGTATCCAGAATATATGCTCGAATTGGATCGCTTACAGCTGTTCGTAGTTGGATTGGTTTGTCGAATAACATTAATATAATGTCACAAGACACACCATCTAGTATGCACGTTGCCGGGTTCAGGTACTCAACTAGCGCCTCGGATACAACATATAAATGTCTAACATGCAATGCATCCTCATGCACTATAAACGACTCTGGAGTCACGGCAGACACAAACCTCCATCTGTTCGAGGTAGAATGGACTGGGAGCGCATATCAATTCCGTATTGACGGCAACACAGTCTGCACGAACACCACAACCCTCCCAGCAGCCGATCAACCACAACTTATCGTAGTCTACTTAAGGACACTAACAGCCGTGGATAAAACCATTGATATAGGTGGAATGTACTACGAAAGGAACTTCTGAAAGGAGACTATAATGTTTTCCCTGTTTTCTAGATTTGCTCAATACTTCCGGCCCCCAGTGCCAACCAAGACGCGCTATGTAACAATCCCGCCATACGATCCCCGAATCGGCCCGCAGATCACCAACGACATGTGGACTGAGGAAATGCTGACCGGCGAATTGACTGCCGACCAACTCCGCAACGTAGTGGACCCGGCTGGATTCCTTAATGCGCGGCTGGCGAAGGTGCAGAAGCCTACTAATGCTCACTGGATCGACACGATGACAGGCCGAAGAACGCCTGTAAATCCCTCGCATCTCTCGACACGGGAGCAAGCCGAAGCCATGCTCGAACGGCTGCGCAAACTCGGACTGAAAGATGGCGAAATCGTCGAAATACGGCCAGAAAACCCCTTCTCCCGGATCGACTACGTAGACGACCCCAGACGGCACTACCACATCGAGGGTCTGAACGTCGGACTGCTGGTCGAGCGCTACGCAAAGTATCCGAAGGAGACAGCAGATCAGATGACAATCGCCGAACTACACACATCGTAAGAACAGCATTACCACCATACTAACATGCTGCCAAAACTACTGAGGACCATTTTAGCAAACGCAATCACATTCTTCTTGGGGCTGCCCGTGGCGATTCAACTCCTCGTTTATGCCTCCGCCATTGACATCCTCGCCGGGCTGATTTCCGCATGGATCGCCGGAACGCTGTCCTCGCGAGAGATGTATCGTGGCCTCGGGCGGAAAGTTCTGGTCCTACTCGCCGTGCTCGCAGCTGAGTTGGCTAGTCGCCAGTTAGGCATTACCCTTGCAACGCCCTGGGGGGCAACGTGGAGCCTCGGAGCGCTATTGGCCTGTTACTACTTAATACATGAAGCATTGAGTATCATCGAGCATATGGGAACGGCTGGGGTGCCGTTCCCCTCCGGCATGCGCAAACGGCTTCTCTGGTTGCGGGAGAAGATCGATGACAAACAAGAAGAGCCTAATTGACCATATCGCCCTCGCAATCGCCGCTTATGAGGGCTTCCTCATCACCAAAGAAGACGCCGAGAAGGCGCGCCTTGTGTGGCCCACACGCGCGCAACGCAACGCGAACCCCGGCAATGTGCGGACTTGGAGGCGTGAAGGGAAGAACTACCCTACACAGGGGGGCTTCGTAGATTTTGTCACTTGGGCAAAGCAGCAGGGTGCCCCGGAGCAATACGCTTACATAGCTGGGCTGATGGAGGGTTGGAGAGTCCTTCGTGTGTTGATTTCCCAGTATATTGATTCAGGCGCAACTCTCCGTGAAATGATGGCGCGGTACGCCCCAGCTGAGGACAAGAACAACCCTGATGCCTATGCACGGTTCATTGGCAACCGTCTTGGCATCGACATCGACGAACCGTTGGGTAACTGATGCCGGGGCAGTTCGGCAAAAAGCTATTTGGCCGATTCCTTTTCGGGGACCGGGGATCCACAAATCTCAACGTTTCCGACTCTGGGACCATCTCAACCGCCGAGTCGGCAGACCTTACGAGTCTCATTACCGTATCCGACTCAGGCACCATCTCCGCGGTAGAATCGGCCGAAATCTTCGTCACAGCGGATGTCTCCGAGACGGCAACGATCTCCGCAGACGAATCCGCAGGGCTGCTCTTCGAAATTCCCGCTACTGATGCAGGCACTATCAGCGCAGCCGAGTCTGCCACCATCTTCGTCACAGTAGATGTCTCCGAGACAGCAACGATCTCCACAGACGAATCCGCCGCAGTCCTCACTACGGTGGATGTATCCGAAGCGGCAACGATCTCCGCGGTAGAATCGGCCGAAATCTTCGTCACAGCGGATGTCTCCGAGACGGCAACAATTTCGGTAGCCGAATCCGCCGAGCTGCTCTTAGAACACCTACCGATGCCGGGGCTGTTCGGCGAAGATCTATTTGGCCAATCCCTTTTCGGAGACGAGGGATCCACAAATCTCAACGTTTCCGACTCCGGAGTCATCTCCGCCGCCGAGTCTGCAGACCTCACTGTCCTCATCACCGTATCCGACTCAGGTACCATTTCGGCGGTAGAATCGGCCGAAATCTTCGTCACAGCGGATGTCTCCGAGACGGCAACGATCTCCGCAGACGAATCCGCAGGGCTGCTCTTCGAAATTCCCGCTACTGATGCAGGCACTATCAGCGCAGCCGAGTCTGCCACCATCGAATACCTGCTGACGGCGTCCGACAGCGGTGCCATTTCCATCGCAGAATCCGGCACTGTGTTCATTACCGATACGGTGGCGGATTCCGCAACAATCTCGGCAGCCGAATCTGCAACAGGAGAAATTGACGGTACCGTTACCGATGTAGGTACGATTTCGGCGGTAGAAGACCCAACATTGCTCAAGCTGATATCCACCGCCGATTCGGGGGTGATATCCGCTCTAGAATTTGGGGCACTTGGAACTAATCTCTTCAGTTTTGATAATGGCCTAATCTCAGCAATGGAATCGGTCGTTGTCAAGGTCACCCAACCGCCCGTGCCTGCGAACTTTAGGGCTTATACCACTTTGCGGAGAACTTCATGATGGCAGCAACCAAACCCGTAAAGATGGACTTCGAACGCCTGTATGAAGCACTCACAACACGGATTTACGGCCAAGATGCAGCATTGGAGCGTTTGGCGCGCCACATGTCCATAGCTTTCGCCGGGCTACAGGACCCCGAACGCCCCCTCGGTGTGTACATGCTCGCTGGTCCTACGGGTGTGGGTAAGTCGGAAACAGCTAAAGCGTTGGCCGAAATCATCCGTGGCTCAAACGATGGTGCGTCCCTACTGACTATTGATGGATCGATGGTCAGTGACAAACATGAAAGTTCTGTGCTCTTCGGATCACCCCCGGGATACATACGATCCGATGAACCAGCAATGCTGTGCCAGGAACGCATTACGGCCATATGCGCCAGCAATCCGCACAACATGGGCGTCATCCTGTTCGATGAGATTGAGAAAGCCGCGCCTGAGGTTGCTCAAGCATGGCTGGGGCTGATCGACACCGGGGTTGGGCACAACAAGAACCGCCCACAGACGCCGCTCAGCATCCGCCGCTGCTTCGTTTTTATGACCTCCAACCTCGGCGCAAGGGACATCATGCGCACACTGGAGGGACAGGACATCGGGTATATCGGCCACACAGAGGACATCGAGAAGAAGGCAATGCGGGCCATCAAACGCCACTTCTCCCCAGAGTTTCTCGCCCGTGTGGATGAGATTGTGATCTTCCGCCCATTGGGGGACGATACCTTCCGTGCAATTATCACAAAAATGATGGAGAAGATGCAAGGCCGCTTACTCCAAACCGGCCTGCTCATCGTCCTCAGACTGGACGACGATGCCGAAGAGTACCTTATACGACATGTAGCCAACTCACTTGGAGCCAGGGCGATGCAGCATGAACTGGAGCGCTCAGTTATGTTTCAACTGGCGCAGATGAGTTTACGCAACCGCCAAACAGTGAATGTAACAGTGAAAGACGGAAAGATCAAAGTCATATGAAGGGTGTAATTCGATTCGCCACTGAGAAAGAACGGGAGGCCATTGCCGCACAAGCAGACCTCGGACCAACCAGCGCCGTATTGGCTTGGGATCCACCCGCTGGCGGGGAGCCTGTGTTATTGGTAGCCCGCCAAATCGTCGAACTGGATCCCTGGTATTTCAACGGCGCGTCTCCACGCAACATGTGGATGGCAGAGCTGGCGGCCATGAATTATTTCAAGGGTTCCGGAGTCTCCGAGTACTACTTCCGTGTACCCGTGGAAGATAAAGAATTCCAAGAGGTCTTGGAGCACATGGGCGCGGAGAACACATCGAAGGGGCCGGAGTTCCGATACCGGCGGAGGCTATAATGTCGACGAAGAAGGAAACCAAGACCACGGAGCAGTCTGTAAAAGATCTGTTCCGGGAATCAGCACAGCAACAGTTACAGGCACAGCAGCAGCGGACATACTTTGATCCTCTGAGCTATGGTACATATCAACAGCTGCTGCCCGGAGGTGCGGGCCTGCTACAACGATACCTGACCGACCCGCGCGACGCTGCCATGTCACTGCTCGGCGCGGCTCAGGCCCAACGGTTCATCGGGCAGCAAGGGGCAACGGCTGCCTCGCAAATCTTGAGGAACCTCTCACAATCGGGGATGATGAGCAATGTCATCCAACCCATCGCCATGCAGCAACTGATGCAACAAAACATGTATACCAGAAGCGGGCAGGCCCAAGCCCTGATCGATGCCCTGCGTGAAGCTGCAGCCTTCCAGCGTGCAGCCGGGGGCGCGGCTCTGGCCTATACACCGCTTGCGGCTGGTGGAGACATTGCAGGCGCATTGGCCGGAACGAGCACGGAACGGGCGCACGAAACCGCGCAAGCAACACGCGAAGCCATCGAAAAGATGTCAGGCCTCGGCACGTGGCTGCCGCAACTGATCGGTCTCGGACTCGGATTCGGCTTTGGCGGCCCGAGTTTCGCCGGCCAGATCTTCGGTGGCGTAAATCCCAACGCCCCGCTCACCCGACTGTTCGGTTGGGGCCAACAGGCGCAACCACAGCAACGGCCATAAGAGCAATGGAGTTATAAAATGCCAAATCCGGAAGATTTCCCGCAGTTACAGCAACAGGTGCCGTTGGTGGCACCGCAACTGGTGGTGCCGAATGTACCGCCGCTCGCCGAAACGCCGTTTCTCCCTCCTCCCGCGCAACCGGAACCGCCGCCTCCAGCAATCCCCGCTCCGGTTGGATTGGTTCCAACGATCTCCGCGCCACGCCCCCCACAAGAGGCGAATATCGTCGCCGAGGGCCTCGGACTGCCTACACAGGTGAGTCCTTTAGCACTGCCCACACACCATTTCGGATATGGCCCCCTGACAAAACTGCTCGGAAAGCTCTCGCCACAACTGCAGAGCGGTATCGTTGGGGCGCTCGGTACAGTAGCGTCGATGCAACCTCCACCTCCGGTCTCCGGGCCGGGCTTCGCCATCTCAAACATCGCGGGCGGGTTGCGGGGCATGCAGGAACGTGCACTGCAATCCGGCATAGCATTAGATACATTCGCACGCGAGCGTGCAAAGGATATTTATGGGATCCAAAAAGAAGCCACTGAGGCTGAATACGAGCCTGAAAAGATCCACACGCAACTTGAAGTGGCGAGGCAAGGTCTCACGCTGAAAGCGCGAGAACTCGAGATCGAAGCCGGAAAGATCCCCAATTTCCGTCTTTACTTCTCCCCATTCACTGGGCAGCCCCTTGTGATCGACGAACGTACTGGGGCAGTCTCGGAGGTCCCTGATGCGCAGGAGACGCAAACACAGATGTTGGGAGCAATGGGTGAGTTCGAGAGCACACTAAGAGCCGCGATTCCAGCCCTTGCGAGGCAGAGTCCGTCTCCCTCCATCCAAGTAGCCCTCAACGCCTTAGCCGGTCAGGTTGAGTATGCCTCGCAACTTCCGGCGATTAAGAGGATGAAACAGCTCGATAACGTCGTCAGCGCCCTCAACAAATTCGCTAAGGACAACCCAGAAATCGGCTTGGCGATGCAGCGCCTCGATCTCGCCAATAAATACTACAACTTGAAAAAGATGAGCACGCTGTTCCAGGCCGGGCAGGTCTCGAACCTCCTAAATACGCACAATGCGGTTGTGACTGGCCTCCACGTCATCGATGCAATTGATGACATCGTGCAAAAGGAGTTCCTCGGCAAGAAGATACCAGAGAAACAAATCACATTTACTCCAGAAGAGCGCACGGCAATCATGGAGGCGGTGCAGAAATCAAACCCACCGCAAGATATGAGGGATGTTACGACCTGGTCGCAAGCCGTCGCTGGAAGTGTGCGAGGTCTGCTCAACCACATCCTCCAAAAGAAGGGTGTGCCAATCACCACCAAAGGGTATGCAGAGCTTTTAGCGCGCATACCACAACTTGCCGCACAATTAGCATTTGTGCATACACAGGGGCGAGGTTCGGTCACATTGGCTGCTGAATATGCGGGCCTTATTGAAAAGGCCATTGGGTCTCCCAGTGTCATACCAAGTCTACTGCGGCAATATAGATCATACATGAATCAGAAGCTGCAAGAAGGCCTCCAGACAGCCGTAATCGGGGTGGGGGCTTTCGAGAACATCGAGAACATAGGCGAATACATTCCTTCTGCATTCGAGCAAACGGGGGTGCCAGTAAAGCCCTTTACGGTACGTCCGCAGGCCCCCAGCCTCGTGCCCCAATCAACCACAAAAACACCCGCAGCTGGGGCAGCCTCACCTAAAGCGTTGGCACCTGCGCCAAAGAAAAAAGGGAGCAAACTCGATAGCTTCTTTAAAAAGTTAGGAGTGGAAGAATAAGCAATGCCGACCCCACTAACGCCACAAGAGGCGCAACAACTACTTAATGAGTTCCATCAAACCTACAGTGAAGAAACTGGCGTGCAGTTCCGCACACCGTACGAAGCCGTCGCTCGCGCAATAGACGATAAGAGTCTTTCCCTAGCGAAGAGAAGCGTCATTCACGATATAGCCAGAATAGCAGGTGCGGAGCCCCATCTGCAGTTTCTCAAATTCCGTTCACAGTTACCTGCACGTATTGACGCACCACAAGAACCAGTTGTTGATATACCTTTTGCACCATGGGTAAAAGACATTCGGACGCAAGAGGACATGCAGCGTGCAAACCAGGAAATGATAAAAGGTCTAGTAGGTGGAGCGGCCATAGGCACAGCGGCTGCAGTCGGCGGCCCCGTTGTGCAAGGAGCGCTTGCGGTGCCATTGATCTATAGTGGCCTTAAGGGCCTTTACGGCACCCTCGCAACTGCCGCAACCGAAGGCCTTGGACCGGCCTGGGAGCAGGCCAAAACCGGCGTATCGGACTTTTTCAAGCAAATGACAGAAACCCCGTCTGCAGTTGGTCAAACCCTTGGTGGCCTTATAGTAGGGCCGTTTGCACCCAAATATGCTGCTAAAGTCCCAGTTACTGGTCGGATGTACAAACCGCGAATGTTTGATACCAGAGCTGTGAAATTTACAGAACACGCGGGGGAAGTACCATCCGTCCTGAAACAGATGAAGGAGCACTATGACCTCGCCTATGGTGGGGGAATGAGTAACCTTCCCGGCTCGAAGAAGGCCCCAATCGAAAATATTGGTATCCGAATGACTGTAGATGCTGGAAGGCAAATGGAACGCGTTCCAGTGACCATTGAGAGGCCTTCCCCACTTGGTGGGACAACACGAGAAACGATTGAAGCGGTTCGGTTCGGAGACAGATACTTCAACATGGAGGGGCGACCTATTGAAGAGATAGGAACAATCATAGGACTTGCAGGAAAAGGACAGCCCCTACTACAACAACCGAAAGATCTTGTCTTAGCGAATGATATTGCGCGGCTCACAACTGGTGAAGTGATTGGCAATATCAAACGAGGCTTCATAGGCCATCAACCAGTAAACAAAGAACGCCTCCTTCAGGCAATGATGGACAAAGTAAAAGATCTGACAAGAGAAGAAGCAGAACAGATCTACACTAGCCTTCGTGGTGATGCAAAACAGGTCAAAATCCAAGACCTAATCGACGATGCTGCATGGATGAACCGTATCATGGAGACACGACTGAGGGGCATCTCAAACCCAAATGATCTGCGGAAGCAGCGCATGATCATGGCAGACCTCCATGATAAAAGATTCCCTCAACTCAGAGCAGCTTTCCGCGAAGTGGTCACGGAGCGGGTTGCAAAATTCGACCCTGAAGCCGCCAAGGCATGGACGATTTATTCGGCGCTCTCAGAAGTACAGAAAACCCGCCCGAAGCAGGCAGTCCCATTGGGCAAAGAATTGCACATTCCTCCACTCAGCGAATCTTTAACGGATCGATTCAAGAACTTCCGCCTCGGCGGGAAGTTCGAAACAAAACTATATGGCCAGATAATGAACCAAGTTGAAAAGACCGCATTGAAGGAAGGGAGATACGGAAGGAAGCACGTCAAGAAACTGGTGAAGCTCGCAGAAGCCTATCCCGAAGCTGGGGATCTCGCACCGGAATTGAAGCCTAGAACCGTGAACATCGAGCCGCTGATCAAAGCACTTATCTCGACGTCCCCAACAACAGTTAGACACGCAATGGGAATGACTGAGCAATGAGGCCATGCCAAATCCTTCTCTATTGCAGACACTTTTAGGTACGCAAAAACCCATCTACGAAGAGTATCCGCGTGCAGCAGGGTTACTAGAAGCCCTCACGGGGCCGGGAGCGCAGACCACGGGGGCTATTGTAGGCGGACTCGCCGGTGGACTCAACCCCATCACCTCAGCCGTCGGAGCTGCCGCCGGAGTGGGCATCCCAATGGCGCTGCGGCAATTCTTTGGCGCGGTAGGAGCTCTTCCACCAAAGCCATTAGACATGGAGGAGCTATCTCGAGCTGCGGGCGAAACGGCCCTACTCGGCGCAGTGCCGGTGGGAAGGCTTGGGCGGTTCCTCAGCAGTGCGAAGAGGACCGCGCAGCAACTGGAGAAGCATGGTCCTGCGATCGAACGCCTGGAGCAGCAGATCACACGGAGGCAGGCAGCGATTGAGCGGGAGCTACCAATCTACGCGTTCGCCAAGGGTGAGGAAGCCCGCGCCCCAATCGGGAAGGGAGCGCCAAGAAACATGGCAGCGGAGGCCTGGGTTCCCGATCAAGCAGGAAGGCTGCCCGAACCCGCGAGACCAAACCTACGAGACCCGGACGCACGAATCTTCTTCGGCACCATCCCCCGCGACCGTGTGTATGATGCAACGACGGATCCGTTAGGATTGATCGAAGAGGCGCAGACACGCGCGGCGGCAATCGCGAAGAAAGTCAAGCCAGGGGAGGATCCCACACAGAAGTCATTCGCGGACCTGCTGCGTAGGAATAACTTCGATGCCGTAATGCACGAAGGAGGACGCATCGAAGTCCTAAATCCGAAGGCGGTCACCGCGCATGAACTTACAAGTGGCCAAGGTGTGGTGAAGTATCTGCAGACGGAGAGACCATGGCAGGTACTTACTCACGACCTAGACACACTCGATGACGCAACCAAGGCGTCACGATATGAGGCGCTGGCGAACCGACTAGCCGACGAGGGTTATCCCTTCGTGCGTGCAACTGGATTTTCTGAAGGTAACTTAGAAAGATCATTATTCGTACCCGGAATGCCCTCAAAAGTTGGTTTGGCGCTCTCACAAGAAGGAAACCAAGCATATCATATCGGGTATGATGGATTTGTTGAACTCGCGAGTGGAAAGAAACTACGAGTCTCCCCGCGACACGCAGTGCATGGTGATGCCGCACGAGACGCATCTGGAAAGATAATCTTCCCCCGTGGCCGCAACATCAACCCTGATCCCACCGAAGGCTATCCGATCAGCCTATATGTCGACTTCAACGACTGGACCAAACACATTGACCCGGCAATCATCGAAGCGTTGAACCCGCAACAGATCCGCGCAGTAGACAAGATGCTCAGTGAAATCCCGGCCACGGGTGAAGAGATGACGCGTATTGTGGGCATGGGGCGGGCCAAAGAGTTTCAGCACTGGTACAAAGAATCCCAAGAACTACGTGGGATATTCGGACCGAAGGTTTACGACCTCTTCGCTCGAGTCTATAGCTCCCTCTCACCTCGGATGAGAACGGAACAAGCAGTGCCGATGGCGCTGAATGTGACCACAGACATCCTGTCCGGAATCAATCGTGGCTTGCCGATTCACCAAGTGATCGCACGCTCAGCTGCACGCTGGGGTGTGTTGTCATCGCAATTGCCCAACCTCGTGCGTTCCGTACTAATGAAGGAGGCCGCCCCGAAGGCCATGTCCGGTCCAAAGGTCCGCGACTTCCTCAACTCACTCATCAAAGAAGAAGGGCCTGGGGCCATTGACGGCCTGATGTTTGTATCAGAACTAATGAAAGGAGAGATAACCAGTGGATCGATCTCTCACTTTGGGACTCAGATTACATCCGTACCTTACTTAGCGGCGTACTCACGCATGATGGAGGGTGCGATACAAGAAGCCCTGCGTGCAGGCATCCCGGCCCAATTGGCACCAGCGGAAGCACAAGCTGCCATTTGGAGTACGACTAGCGCGTTACACTCATTAGTCGCCATGACCATGTCACAACATGCTAAAGAAAGTGGTAAACTAATAAGCAAAGAAGTCGCACGTGATGTTGCGGCTATGATGAGGGAAAACCCAAGAGTACTCAATTCTTACACAGGAGTTTTACAAACAATCGCGGAGAATAAAAATGCCCAAGAAGCCATCAAACGTCTTGCCCGTATCACCGGAACGAGAGGAACTCCAAGCAGCATTCGGCAGACTATTGAACGAAAGGCTGCTGAATCTACGGCTCGAATCAGCGAGGCGGCGATTCCTCCAGAGCTGGTTGATGAAGTTTTTGAACGGTACACTACCCGCCTTATTGACCACCTCCTCACAGGCCGTATCTCCGCTTGGGGCGCGGCCTCAGGCCAGATCAGCCGGGCCATCGAAAGAGTTAAAAAGGCCGGGGGCGCAATCGTCACCTCTGCTGAAGAGGCAGGAGCCGTAACATGACCCTTGGTGAACTGCTCACAAAATATTACTACGAACACGTGGCGGGGTTGTCATCACAATCACGAAACCAGCTTAATCACAGTAGCCGTTTCTGGCACCAAACAGGTCTTGCTGATGTCGATGTCCGAGACCTGACCGCAATTGAAATTGGTGATGCACTCTTACGCGGGCGGTTTGAAGCCTCGTGGAATGATTCAAAGCTATATTTCACAGCCCTAGCGCCACTGCGTTCCGCCTGGAGATGGGCGCAGAAGAAAGACTATCTCAACTTACCATTCCCCGGTGAACGTATTTACCACTACTGGTATAAGAAGATTGTGAAAAATGGGGCGCGTCGAATGTTGCCAAAACCGCCGGTGTCCATCGTCTCAAGAGCTGTAACGGGGCAACGGGTGGTATAGCTAACTCCCGTACCTCTGCCCGCCAAATAGCACACGACCCCTCAAAGTGATGAGCTGGTGAACCGCGAAGTCCCGGCGCGGCGGGGCGATTTCCACGACTACAAAGCCATTCAACCAGCCGGTGGGGTAATTGCCGACATAGCGTGGACGTAGATTGCAAGCTGCCGGAGCGACCCACCCGCACCAGCGGTCCTCTGTGCGAAACGCCATCTTTGTGAATTGCTGCGGCGAGTGGTGATGACCCATCAACACATTCGCGCAGAGGGCTTCCACAGAGCGAGCCGCCGGATACTTGCCCCGGAAGCCATCACCATGAATGAGATGTAATCGGCCTATCTTGTACACACCGCCGTATGATATGACCTGCCAGCCTCGCTCCACCAAACGCAGCAAGCGCGTGTGATCCAGTGTACCCTCCAATGCCGGATACCGCTCAACGAAGTCCCGTTCCCAACGCTCATGATTACCCAGCATCCACACACGGGGGGCCTTCTCCGGCAGCGCGGGGTCTAACTTGGAGAGGATGTTTTTCTCGAACGCGCGAACATCACGCAAATAAGATGCCGGGGGCTGGTAGAGTGGCTTGTTGTCGTTGTGGTGGGAAATTGCCTCAAAATGAAACTGGTCCCCGAGAAACACGAAGCCGCCGATGCTTTCTCTGTTCCGGCGTATGAAATCCATCACGGCATTCCACGTGTGTTTATGATGCTCGGGGTAGTGAAGATCAGAAACAACGACCCAAAACTGGTTCATTATTCCCCCCATCTGTTCAGAATTTTCCCCTCCACAGGTAAAACCAGCCCGAGGAGGCGCTTACGCGGTTGCTCTGCAACGTGTATGATCCGTGCCAACACAGCCTCGGCCTTTTCACGCGGCACCTCGAAAAGCAGCGAGTCATGGACCTGGCAGACAATATAGACGTCGTCCGGCAACGGCTCAATATCGTCTCCCCATAGCTGGCGCGCGCGCTGTTCCGTCATCGGTGTGCGGTTCCACATCAGACGGATCATGGTTTCGAAGCAGACGTCCGCACCGGTGGATTGTGGGAGGAACGCTACGGCCTCGGTGGCGAGCGTGGAGGTCCAAAACCAGCGCATCCGCCCGTAGGCGTTAGCTAACGGGCCGCGCTGCGCTCTCTTCACAGTGGCCTCCTGCCAACGCTTCGTCGCCGGGAAGCGGGTGTAGAGTTTCGTCAGCAGGTCTTTGACCTCACGCTCGGGCAATCCATACTGCCATGCAATTTTGCGCGCACCCATCAAGTAATTACTGCCGTGAATGACGATTTTCGCCCGCGTGTACATTGACTCTCGGGACTTATCCTTCGGAACCTTCTCATATGGCACGCCGAATAACTGCGAGGCCATCCACCTATGCTCATTAAACGAGCGGTCCTCGAAGCGCTTTAGGCGCTCTGTATCATTGGCGTACCACGCAGTCAGTCTGTTTTCTAGCGAAGAGAAGTCTATTTCGACGAACACATACCCATCACGTGGTACATATACCTTCCGCAATTCCTCGGGTATGTTCTGCACATTCGGGTTACTGCTACTTAGTCGGCCGGTGGCGGTACCGTGAACGAGAAACTGTGGGTGTTGGCGGCCTGCGCGAGTTGCAGAAAGGAAGTTACTGAGTTGAGTCTCAATGGAGCGAATCTCCTCTAGCACATCGAGTAACTTCTTCTGGTCCGCGTCTTTCACGAGACTGCGCAGGTGCATAAGCGCGACACGGTCCACGGAGGTGCGACCGGTCGACAAGTTGCGCTGCGCAGGCAGACCGAGGCGGTCATAGAGATACCGAGCGAGGCTTTTCGGTGAACGGTATGGCGCCACGATCTCCGTATCGGGCACGAGTTCAAATTTCTTCCCCGGCTTCGAGGATGGCATGCGGCGGCGGATTTCATGCATCACCGGGGCGAGTTCCGGTGGAAGCTGGGCTGCGAGTTCGTCGCGCCTACGAAGCAGTTCCTTGCGCATGACGTCCATCGCAAGGGGGTCCGCGTATAACCCAACATCGGACATCTGTTGACACAAAAATGCCAATGGCAGTGAGGCGTCTTTGTACAAGTCGAGCAGTGTCCGCATGTCTAAACGGCGGTTGAAACTACTCCCCCGTGTGGTCCGTAATGCCCCCCAAAGCTTCCGGAACAACCCCATGGTGCGGCAGACATCACGAGCGCAGTATAGCTCAATGTCTTCCTGCATCGCCTGTTTCCACGGCGGCACGTCGAGGTAGGTGGAGACGGCGTATTCGAGGCTATGAGGCAAATCGGGATGACGCAAATGATGCATCAGCATAGTGTCCCAATATTCCTCATAATTGCGCGTGAGACCTGCACGCTGTAAATGAGGCAAGTCGAAATGAATTAGGTTGTGCCCCACCAACGCCCGTGTACTGTGCAACACGCGCTTCACAACTTCCAGATAGGTTTTCGTCGCGGGCACCACGAGGCCCTCGTGCGGCTTGGCGCTGAGGCCGATGTGAGTGATCGCGCCATCCACGCCAGTCTCGATATCTACCGCGATGACTGGCGAATTGGCAAGTGCGAGCACGTCGCCTACGCTAGGACGTGTGTTGAGATTCTCCTCATAGGGCTCGCAGCGTGCGGCTTTGGCGAGGTCGTTGACCACCGATGGGATTTCACTCTGCTGGCGCATGAGCGCCGCCGGATGGATTGTTGGATAGACCGGAGTGCCGGACTTGTACCGACAATCGAAGCGGAAGCCACGTGCCTCAGTGATCTTGAGGTCCGTATCGACCAAAGCGCGAAAGGCCCATGCGCCGAGGGCGACGATGGCCCTCCATGGTCGAATCGCAATCTGAGGCTGTACATACGTGCGGAGGCAGTGGTGCACAGCCTGCATGCGGCGCGGCTCGTCTAGATATGTAGCCTTAGGATCTGCGGGATACACGTTATCGGGCGGGCGGCATTGGATCGTGTTGAGGATTGTGACGTCACTCTCCAAGATGCCCGCGAGACCGAGGAGACCGCCGGAGCCGATGGAAGATTCGGGGCGCGAGCCGCGTAGCAAACGGCCCGCACCCCCAACAAATGGTTCTCCACGCTCAGCTTCCTCGCGCCCGGGGGCCTCGCCGATGATCAACAGCGTTGGCCTGGTCCCGTGCTTCGGCTCAACGAATGTGTTGTTTGGATAGGCGTCCCGCATGGGACACCCATTACACCCACTGACTTTGCAGACCGGAGTGGGCATGCACTAAGCCTACACCGCCTCGGCTGTTTGATTTACTGGCTGGAAGCTAAAGAGACTGATGTTGTCGTACCTGCGACCATTGCTGCCCGTGGTGTGCTCGATTCGAGCACGCACCTCGGGACGTAACTCCCTTATCCGCTCGAGCAGCACTGGAACGGTATCACCGGGATCGCCGGTAACACCGCACGCGCGCAAGAAGCGGAAGAAAGCGGGCTTTGCCCATTCTTGCCGGGCTGGAAATCGGAATCGGCGATTTGTGCCAACCTCTAACACAGAGGCGTGGATTTCGACGTCACCACGTTCATTAATCCCAGCTTCATAAACTTGGAGCGTGTATTCCCCTTCAGGGATAAGATTTGACAGTTCCAAGTCCCCATAAGTTGCGTCAATAAACGACATTTTTTAACCTCCTTGTGCAGTTTTTTCTTCATTATATGAAGAAATTTTTTCTCGAATTGCGTGCGAAATTGATTGGAAACTACCCGGACTATCGTCCGTGCCATCCCATGCCAATTGTGGCGGAAGTGCACCACTGATGCGCGTCTTGGCCAAAATCACTCCAGGCGAGACCGTGTGGATGATGCGGTAGTACTCTGTCTTGCTGTTCTTTACGGCTCGCTTTGACTCTAGATAGAATACGTGGTCCATCATCCCCGGTATAGCCTCGAAAGCCTGACCCGGCAGCATGGGACCCATAGCAGCGGGGACACCCTTCTCCACATCAGGCTCACGGAACTTAGACAATGCGGTGATGATGATATGCTTGTCGATCTCTAACAAACGGTGTATGCGGCTCCTCAGCAACTCGCCCATCACACCATAGTCATCCAGCTCAGGTATACCGGCACGACGCTTGTCAGTGTCACCGTAACGGCGAGGGATGGCGAGTGCAGCAGCGCGGATGAATGTCTGCACCATCGCCGTCACGGAGTCGAGAACAACGGTGTCACTGTCCGGATCCGTTGCCGCGAATTTGAGGCAGTCATCCAACTCCTTCAGAGACTTGACCTCAACATAGCGCACATCGGAGCGGCTGACCAACGGCAGCAAGCCGTTAGCTACGCCTGTCTCGCAAGCAACAAACAGCGGACGTGGTGCACCCCCACACCACGTTGTCTTGCCAGTACCTGGTGAGCCATAAATCAGAATTTTCAGCTTCAAATTTTGGAACACCTGGCTAAGTTTCTTTGGTTGCATCATTGAAAGGGTCCTTATGTAAATCGTAATATGGACAAAGACGTGTACCTTGCACGCATGCGGTCGTATTCAGTGGCCATAACTCCGGCGGCATCTGGAGTAGCTGCTGCAGGGATTCCGCATAATACACAATGCTGTTGATGTCGCGGTGCACGCGGGCTTCGTGGATCTCTACTACCTCGTCGCGGACTTCTGTGTCATTGATCGAGACGAAGTGCACACGGGGGTTGACGTCCTTAAAAAACTGGCGAGTCGCGAGATAGTAGATTGTGCCCTGCAAAGACATGGCATGTCTGGCGGCAGCAGCCTCAACGGCATAGCGGCTTGACCCTACTGTCTTCCAATCAACAACCGTAACACCGGACGGTCTGCGTTCGAGCATGTCAAATCGGCCTCGTATGATGAAACCGGTATTTGGGAGCTGACACTCGAAATCCCGCTCAACCGCGACTACGTCCGCTGCTGGCCAAAAGGCCTTTACACGCTCGGCGGCGTTTTTCGCACGGGCTAAAATCTCCGGAGCAACCTGCTCAAGCAGCGTGCGATCTTCTTCGCGTACGCTGGAGGGACCGCCGAACTGTTCGGCAAGCAGTGCGTGTACGACCTTACCGTAATACATTTCGGGTGATTCTTGTTCTGGCACACCCAATAGGTATTTGGCCGCGAAATACGACGGGCACATCATGAATGCTGAGAGGCGGCTGAATGATAGTGTCACGCGTCAATCCCTTCTGGGTTGTCTTTACACACCATTACCAATACCCTTGGTTCGTCTTGTAGAGAGGAAGCACGACGGCGGAGGGCCTCGATTGCGTCCGAGTCGTCCGGGTCATTGGCCACTATCTCATACGCGAACGAGCTGTTATGCCTTGTACGTGCGAGACGATACAACTCGTCGATGTGTAGCATTCTACGGCCCGGCAGGGCGGCCCGCACGGCGCGCAAGAACCTGATAGCTTCATTTTCCACAGGGAACATCTTTTTCCTCCATGAGCTTCTTTGCGGCCCGCGTCCACTTGCTGTAACTTGTATAGTCGATATCGCCGAGGTGGGGGCTACACGTGTCAGGCCCCGTAACCGCAGGCGCTGGATGACAGCCGAACAACCTACGGACGAAGATATCCCAATGCTTCTCAACCTCCAGCACGCGGCGATAGAACTCTTCGGATGCTGGCGGCATACCGAGAGTTTGGTGGCTGGTCTCACGCAGCGCCAAGTAGGTCAGCAGCGGCGTAACCACCAACAAAAGCAGAGCGGTGAGGATCTTGTGAATCACGACTTTTGGTTCCTCGACTGTTGGGAGGCAAAAAATGAGGCATTGTTACAAACAAAAAGCACTAATAAAATCAACACGTTTCGGGGGGCTTGAGATAGTACACAGAGGTGGGTGAGGCTGAGACGAAGTTTCGCATAGCAGCATCAAAGGGGGACCAGCTATCGCGGCATACGATCTCCACCAGGTGCTTCTGCGGCAGCCAGCCGTAGAGGCAAATATTAGAGCCGTAGGGGCCTAGCAAGCCGATTGAGCGGCTTGTATGATCGTAGAAGATAACGCTGTTATCTGTTACTCTCGCGGTCATAAGCGGGGTTATTCAAGAAATGCTACTTTGTCGGGGCGCACAGAGGCGACCATGATGCAACGAGGCGATTGGTACGCCCCACTGCGCTCGACAGTGCACCCGAGAGCGTATTTGTCTACCAGGGCGGTCAACCCCATGTCATTGAGATGACCACAACAAGTCAACGCTCTCTTCGCTCGCGCGTAGAAGAGGATCTCCCCGCGCTCGAACCTGGCAGTGAGCACTGAGTCTCGTGACATAACGCCTTCACTCCAAATGGTAAGAATGGTTGTGAAACATAGCTATCTACACGGCGTATAAGGACACAGCGGTGAAACCCCTTTCCGGGGAAGTAGGCTACGATACCGTCATCATACACGTGGCCACAGAGGCCGTCTTCGTCAGGCAAATTGGAACCCCTTGCGAAAAGGGCCAAAGTGCCGTATATGTCCTTTGCGATCAGCATGATACGAAGCACACGTTGCTGTATGTACCAACGAAATGGCCCTTGAACCGTGATACTTGGCGTGGCTCTGTGGAGTCGCGGAAGACCTGAGTGAGGTACTTGGGTGATGGACAGACGGCGCGAAAGCCGAACGAGTCGATATACCCGCAAAAGCGATTATGACTGGAGATTACGATGAAATGACCGGCATCAGCTCGTATCAGCATATGTCCTCTGTGGTGAAGGCACAAGAGTGCCACGCTGCATGAATTACAGAGTGCCTCTCACGTCGGACGCAGTCAAAGGAGCGAAAAACCCATATGCTTTTTAATCTCCGGGGGGAGAGGGCACAGAGGCTTGATGTGTCGATCCACCCACACATTTGCCCAGTCAAATTGTGTAGTGTCAAAGTACTTTCATCAGGTTTGTTTTTTACGATTAGCATATGCGCACTATAACAAATTGCGGTCTGCTTGTCAAGTGCCAGCTGCGCCGCATTTATCCCTGTCCTCCTCGATTTCGATAAGCGCACAGTCGATATATGCTTTGGCATAGCGAAAGCTTACGTAGGATTCGACCCTGCCAAAACGGGTGATGAGCAGACTACTCCGACCGATGCTATGGTCGAAGGCCGTGATACCTCTCTGCGAGAAGCTACCCCAAACAGAATGGTGATCCGGGTCTCGCACTACGAGTGTCTCGCTGTTGAAGATACTAGCTGCGATTAGCATATGTACCTCTTGTCAAGTGGCAACTGTGCCGCATGGTGATCTGAATCGTGAACCACAAATGTCGAATCGTGCACTACAAGTGACCCGCTGTTGAAGATACTAATTGCGAGGGTTAGCATTTTACCTCCGTGGTGGCTTCCGGCGGTTGGACCGGGAGTGTTTGGGCACAAAGGTGCAATCATACTCAGAGAAGGCGACGTGGTGGAAGCCGAATTGAATAATATTTGGGCGTTCGCGGCAAAACCCCACACTGTGATACCCTTTTGGTAGAACGGCATCCACACCGAGGGTGGTAAAGCTGCCGCAGTGATTATGATTCCTGTCGCAGATAAACAGCCCATCATCCATTTGGGGGGCGTGGAGGAATAGCATGTTATTTCCTCCTATTCCCCTTGACTTCGATGATCGCACAGTCGGTATGTGCTTGGATATAGGGCGGACTTACACAGAAGGCAACCGCACCACAACGGGAGATGACCATACCACTTCGACCGTTGGCAAAACCGTAAGCCGAGAGACCCTGCGGGGATAGATCACCCCAACTACGCCGGTCTGGGCCACGCACTACAAGTACTTCGCCATGGGACATGCTGGTTAAGATGGTCAGCATTGTGACTCCGTAGAGGACTTTCGGCGGTGGGATCTAGGTCGTTCGGGCGCAAAAGTACAGTAATCCCAAGAGAACATGACATAGTGAAAGCCGAGTTGGATGGTATTTGGGCGTTCACGGCAAATCCACACACTGTGGTAATTCGCTGGTAGGAGGGCATACACGCCGACGGGGGGGGGGGAGACTGCCGCAGGGATGACGATCCTTGTCGTAGATGAGTAGACCATTAGCTGCTGCTGGAGCATTGAGGAACAACATAAACATATCCTCCGGACTGTGGCGTAGACGGGAATGGCCGAATTTGCG